ATGACCACGACGGTGATCAACCTCAAGGGCCGCCTCCAGGAGTTCGGCCCCGCCCTGGAGTACGGCCCGGAGGACGTCGTCTACATCGGCCGCCGCATGGTCAGGGGCGGCTGGAACCTCCCCGGGCACCGGCTGTACAACCCGTTCCAGATCGACACCCCGCAGAAGAAGCGCGACGGGACACGGGCCGAGGTGATGGACAAGTACCGGGAGCACCTGAAGTCCCGCCCCGATCTGCTGGAGCTGGTGCCCGCACTGCGCGGCAGGACTCTGGCCTGCTGGTGCGCGCCCGAGGCGTGCCACGGTGACATCCTGGCGGAGATCGCGGACCGCACCGGAGGCCTCGGGCACGGGTCGTAGGAACCGGCCCCGCGGGCGCCACCCGGCTCCGCGGCGGCGGAGCCGTACGCGGTGACGCCGGTCTCGTAGTTTCCGCCGAATCGGCCCATGGCGCTGGCCTGCACGAATCGCCAGTAGACTCGGTGCACTGTTCTACGTGTCTGCGCGTTTCAGCAGATCAGATGGTATGTGAGACGCCTCTCGGGCCTAGAAATCTCACAATCTCTCACCCGCTGTGGAATGCGTCCCACGCGGTGGCCGCGTCACGCATGTCCTCGGGCTCGACATGGACGTACTTCTTCTTCGTGAAGGCAGCACTCGTGTGGCCAGCCCAGCGGGCGAGGATGTGGTCCGGCACCCCGTTGTTCGCCAGATAGGTCAAGCAGGAGTGTCGCGCGTCGTACAGGCGGACCTGCCGCAGGCCGAGTCTGCGCATCAGCCGGTACGTGTGCTCCCGCAGCTGGCGCGTGTTGAGTACGACGCCCAGCTCATCGACGACGACGTACCCGCTATCGGTGTACGCCTCCCCCGCCGCCAACTTCTCCCGAGCCTGCTGCGCCTTGAACTTTTTCAGCGCCTCCAGGACTTTCGACGGCAGCGGGAGCCCACGTTCGCCGGCCGCAGTCTTGGCGTCCTTCTCCAGCACGTCCTTGTTGCCGATCATCGTGCGGGTGTTGGTCATCTCGAGAACACCCACTTGGAGATCGATGAACGGCCACTTCTGCCCGCAGACCTCGGCTGGCCGAAGGCCCATCAGGGAGAGCAGCAGCGGCGAGTACAGCCGATCCTGCTCGATGCCCTTGATGAACGTCTGCACCTCTGAAACCGTCCACGGCTTCAGTGCCGGCCGCTCCCGCTTGTCGATCTTCTTGTCGGCGAGCGCCACCCGGACGTGCATCGCCACGTTCACGGGGACGAGCTTCCGGACGACGGCACGCGCCAACGCCTCGCGAAGACGCGTGAGAATGCCCTCGGCCGTGGACACCGCAAGTCGCGTCCCGGGCTCGCCGCCCTTGCGCCGGCCGGTGGCAACCACCTCGTCGATGAAGTCGCGGACCTGGTCCTCGGTGAGCTCCTGCAGACGGATGTGGCCGAGCCGATCGTAGACGTGTACGAGCGCGAGCTTGTAGGTGCGGATCGTCGTCTCCTCGACGTCCCTGCGCTTGTATTCCAGCCACTGGTCCAGCCATTGCGCCACGGTGATCTCATTCGGGGCAATGAACGTCCCCGCTGCCCGCTCGTTCTCGATGCGGGCAAGTTCGGTCTTCGCCTCGGTCTTCGTCTTCTTCGTGACGGTGAGCTGCCTGCGTTTCATCACCGGCTGCCCGTTGTCGTCGAGGACGGGCTCGCCGGTGGTCTTGTCCTTCTTCGGCTCGTAGCCGACGTCGACCACGAAGCGGTACCTGACGGCACCGCCTCGCAGCACGACCTTCTTGATCTCTGCCATGACCTTCTCTCTGGTGTTGTGCCGTTACCTCCCTTCCGGGTGACACAAGTGCACGCGGAGGAGAGGGGCGAGGCTGATGCCGAAGCATCCGTCATAGTTCACAGCCACTGCCGTGCTCGTTGGTGAGGCGGTAGGCACTGGCAGTTGGGGCGTCAGGCTCGGCGTGATCTCTCCAAGGCCCGGAGGGATCGAAATGCCAGTCTGTCCCGGCCCGGGCGTCAGTGTGGCGCCCTGGCCGGCGGACGCCGTAGGGGCTGGAGTTGGTGTGCGTCCAGCCCGGCTCGTGGGGGCGGGTGCCATCATGGGCGCCCCTCCCGGCGGCTCTTGAGGTGAGTACCGGGGGGTGCTGGTGATGGTGGCGGTCACCGTCGGTGCGGCGGACGGCGGTCCGTTGCCGGTGCCATTCGGCCATGTGCTGACGACGGCCGCGAGGGCAGCCGTTGAGGCGATGCTGGCGCCTACGGCTCCGCTAAGAACCTGGCCTCGGTTCTTCTGCCAGGTCTGCCGCGCTGTCTGGCCTATAGCGGCCAGGATCGCGGCGACTCCTCCTCCTAGGTACAGCCCTAGGTGCCGTTTGCGGCGGATCGGTTGCTGGCTGGCGGCCAGCAGGTGGTAGCCCCCGTTCGCGGTCCGGGCCGCTTGCTCTGGTCGGTCGGGCACGTCCCGGAGGGCGTGCAGTATCCATTCGCTGTTGTGCTCGGCACGCATGTCGCTGAGCTGCCGGGCGAGTTGCCTCGCCCGCCGGAAAAGCAGCGCATACGCGATGAAGTTAGCGACGCCGAGCCCAGCCGCGAGAATGACGTAGATCATTCTCTATCCCCTGTTGCACGGTTGGTCTCGGTCTCCGTACACGTCGGCGTGTGTGCGGAGTACACACAATGCGACAGGAGTTGACTCAAGTGATTCGAACAGACACGGATCGTGACTAACTCTTTACTATCCGGTCTGAGTAGGTCGCTCCTCCACCGACCGCAACTGCCCCTGCGGCACGTCTGGGTCAGACTCGACGCCCATCTCGCCAGCCTCAACTCGCTCAGCGAGCCTTCGAAGCGCCGGCCCGCGATCAGCTGGTGGCAGTTGCTGGAGCATGTCCAGGATGATGCGCTGCCTCTGCGGATCCAGGTGGTCCAGTGGGTCAGGGAGACTCGCCGTCTCGCCCGCGCGCTGGATCTGGATTTCACGGAGGATCTTGGCCGCATCTTCTCGGCCCACCTCGGCGAGCCTGGTGGAGGCGACGCCCACGGTGTATGCCATGTGGGCGAGGGTTTTCGCCGGCGCCTTCACAGGATCGGAAGCGCCGGGCTTGCCTTTGAAGCCGTTCTCGATCTGACGCCACCTGAACCCCTTGATGCGCACAGGGGTGCGGTCCGCCGCTTCGTCGGTACTGAGGCCACGTGCTTGGCGTGCGAGGCGGATGAGGTCTGCCTCGGGCGGCGGCGCCGGGGGGCCGTGCTCGGGCGAGCTCATGGTTTCTCCTACTCCTGTGAACTTTAGGCAACTTTAGTCAACTGTCCCAGGTGTACGGGTCCCCCGACCCCACGGGAAGGGCACCCCACAACTTCTTCACAAACCTGAGGCTACTTCTCGCTACTTTTCTCTTGACTTGTTGCTACTTCTCGCTACTCTTGTGGCATGTCTCCACCCACCACTGACCCACAGAGACTGCAGCGACGCCGGATCCAGGCAGGCCTCAACCGCAAGGAACTGGCCGCGAAGGTTGGCTGTCACAAGTCGTACGTAGGGCGCATCGAACGCGGGCTGGGCAATCCGTCGCCCCGCCTTCTCAAGCAGTTCGCTGAGGCCTTGGACTGCGAAATCGTCGATCTGATGCCGCCCGATCCGGGCGCCACGAGTACGGCGGACACCCAGGCAGGTGCTGCGTGATGGTCGCCGAGCGCCCGACTCTCGACGAAATCCGCACCTGGCCGGCCGCGGTCAACCTGCCGAAGGCGGCCTCCGCGCTCGGCATCTCCGCGAGCCACCTCCGCAACCTCGTCAAGAGCGGCAACTCGCCGGTCAGCCCGGTACCCGTGCCCGGACGTCACGTCTTCGCGACTGCAGCCCTGGTGCGGCTGCTGGAAGGCGCGTGATGCGGGCGCGCCTGCGATCTCTCCTCGCCTGGGTCTGCCCGACCTGCCAACACAGGAATCCGCCGATCCGCATGCAGTGCCGGAAGTGCCGGCGCGACCGCCCACTCGGCGCCTGACCCCACAAACGCCGAAGGGCCGCTCCGACTGGCCGGTCCTGAGCAGCCCAACGACATTCGGCGACTTCCACACCAGAGAAAGAAGGCCACCGATGGCCACAGAGACTACCGTCCCAGCCGCGCAGCTCCGGGAACAGGGCGACGCCCTTGCGCTACTGCTGTCCCTGACGCAAGAGGTTGGGCACCTGCCCGCCGCGTACCTCAGGACCCACCGCCCCATGCACGGGATCGCCAGCTGGATTGGCATCCAGCTGGACTCGCCACAGGACTTCGAGCAGTGGCGAACAGCCCTTGAACTGGCACCGCCGGACGTGGAGCTCCGCTCGACGCATGACTACGTCTGGCTTCAGGTCGAGGGCATGTTCCGCGGCACGAAGGTGTTGCTGACGGGCTTCAACGTCCCGCTCACGCACGAACAGAACGTCCCACAGGCCGAAGCGTCGGCGGTGGCGGCATGAATGACTCGATCACCGTCCGCGTCGGACTGGACTCATACGACTTCGTGCACCCGTCCGAGAAGCAGACAGCCGTGCACGTACAGATCCCCGAAGTAGCGCGTGCAACGTACCTGCTGCCAGCCGAGATGTTCCACGGGCTGACGGACCGTGCGTGGCCCGAGGTGCTGGACGTCGCGCACCAGTACGTCGCGGACAGCGGGATGGTTTCTGACTCCGCTTCGACGGCGGCCCGTTCCGCTATCAGGGCGTGGCTGCTGGAGGACCCGAATCGGGACGGGCTGCAGGCTGCCTGGGAGGAGGACCAGGCCAGCCGGAACCCGGTCACGCGCAAGCTAATGCGGGACAACGAGCACTTGCTCGCCAGGGTCGCCGAGTTGGAGAAGGCGAACGCCGGCCTCGATGACCTGCGTATCCGGGCGATCGACAAGGTCGAGAAGATTCGAGTCCGGCTCGACGAGGTTGAGCGGGCGTACACGTTCGACACGGCCGAGTTGAAGCGTGAGCAGGACGTTCTCAAGGAGCGTCTTCACCGCGCTGCGATGGTCCAGGTCTGGAAGAACGAGGACGGGAAGCGGTTCGTCTTTGTCGAGGATCTGGCGCCCGCCCTCCTCGGCGAACTCACCGGTGATCTCTCATTGACGGTGTTCCGGGCGTCGCACGACTCGATCGTGATGGGCCACTACACAACCCGTGAGGCTGCGCAGGCTCACTGCGAGAGCAAGGTGCGGCAGGAGGAGCCCGAGGGCTCAATCCGCCACCTGAGCTGGTCGGCCGATGACATCGGCCCGGAGGCTGAGTACGAGCTGCACATCACCCCGGCCGAGACCGGCGGATTGATCCGTGGCACCGGGTACGTGGTGACGCCGCTGGAGGTCTCCTCCGCGTACGACCCGGACGGTGACGAATGAGCGCCGCCGAGAACATCAGCCGCAACGTTCGACGACTGCGCCGAGCAAAGGGCTGGACACAAGAAGACGCCGCACGGCGAATGAGCGCCGTCAGTGGCAAACGAGTCTCGCTCGCCTCTTGGTCCGCAGCCGAGCGATCCCCGGAAACCGGCCGTCCGAAGGCATGGACCGCCAACGAGATTGCCGCGCTTGCCGAACTGTTCGGCGTGGCCGCCGGTGACCTGTTCGGCGATCACTGCTCGAAGTGCGGCGGCGAGCCGCCTGTGGGTTTTACCTGCAACACCTGTGGAGCGGGTGAGAGCCGATGAAGACGTGGATCCACTCACATCCGACTGGGTTCCGGCTCCGCGACGTCGACTCGGGCATGGCTCACAGCATCGTCCGCTGGCCTCAGGGGCAGCCGCCGACGCCGTTCGGCTGCCGCTGGTGCGGCATCGCTGGGCCCCACGGTTGGCAGTACTTGCCGAAGCGGGGCTACCACCAGTGGGAGCAGCCGACGGAGCGCCAGATCCTCGCGCGGATGAAGGCCCGCCGCGAGGCTCGCAAGAGCGTGTGCCGTTGCCCGGAGCCGTGGGAGGCCGCGAAGCCCTTCGCGCCCGTAGTAGACCCGTGGCGGTGCGAGGCCGATCACTGCCGGATGCATGACCACCTGATCGGCCTGTGGCTGAGGCCGCTTTCGGCCGACGACGCGATGCGTCTGGTGGGTGGGAACGCATGATCGGCGAAACCTCTGCCCGCGAAGTCCTCACCTGCGTGTTCTTCGCGATCACCCTGTTCAGCGGCTCGCTCGTGCCGTTCTTCCTCTTCGTGGAGGCCGAGCACTTCCTACCACGCGCCGTACGCGAACTCCCCGACAAGGCCCGCGTGCTGCGCGACGAAGCCGCGCTCACCGCGGCGGTTCTCCTGCTGCTTCTCACCGCCCCGAAGGGAGTTACCCGATGAAGCGTGCTCTCCACGCCGTTCACCGGCTGTTCCGCCGCCCCGCAGTCACCGGCCCCTACCGCATCTACGTCCGCCGTACTCCGGCCGGCGCGATGCTCGACGTGGAGCACTACCTGACCGCCGTGATCACGCGGATCGCGGACGACCCGGACCTCCTGGCCCTGCTGCTGGACATCTCCGACGATCGCGGCATCAGCCGTGACCACGACGGGTGGGCGCCAGAGAAGCTCCTCATGGAGCGGCTCATCGAGGCCGTCGGCTTCGAACTGGCCCTGTACGGGCCCGCCGTCGCAACACTGGCCGACCGCCTGCGGGACGCCATCCCCGCCCTGGACACCGTGCCGGCGCAGCGCGAGGCAGGTGGCGAATGAGCACCGCCGTCCGCCCGATCAGCGGGCATCCGACCCTGAGGATCTCCCGGCTCGTGGAGCTGCTCGTCGTCCGCCGCCGGCTCGCTCAGCTCGACGAGCTGTGCACCCACTTGCCCCTCGACGATCCCGATCGGCACGCCCTGGACCGCACGGACATCGCCTGTGCCGCCCTGGCGACGGGCGAGCCCGACTCCGATCTCGTCACGGCCCAGCGTCGTTCCGCCCTCCTGAAGGCGATCGAAGCCGAGGGCGGCCGCTGGAAGTCCGGCCACGCGATCCACCTGTACAAGCGCCTCGGATACGGCCACGTCGGCACCTACAGGGCCGCCGGCGACCTCAAGGCCCTCCGCATCGAAGGCCACCTGGTCCAGCACGACGCGGACGGCGTCCGCTACTTCGAGCTCGATGGAGACCACTGATGGCCGAAGAGACGCGCCGCCGGAACTGGCTCCTCACCGCCATAACGGCGACTGGCCGACCGGTCCGCACAGCCGATGCAGAGCAGCTCCTCGCCGGAACGCCCTGGAGCTGCCACCGCAACACCGCACGCAAAGACCTTCGTGCCTTGACGCGGTCCGGTCACTTGACCGCGACCGACGTGAACGGCCGCCGTACCTACGCCCTCACCAGCACCGACCACAGGGGGGACCGATGATCTCCGTCCTCGACCTGCGGCGGCACATCATCGCCGCTGCCAACGAACTGAACCTGCCACTCACGCGAGTCCAGGTCGACCGACTGGCCACACACGTCATGGACCGGGCGGCCCGGGGCACCGTGCCGCGGGCCGAGATCAGCCAGTCCCTGCACCTGGTCCTCGTTGGACTCGCCGGCGGCGAGGAGATCGTAGAGACGGCCAGCCGGATCGGGCGGGCCGTGGAAACGGTCAAGACGCAGAGACGCCGTCTCTACGCGCGGCTCGGCGCCAAGAACGGCGCGCACGCCGTGGCAATCGCCATGGACCGTGGGCTGCTCCCGCACGGGACGGACATGCGCCCATGAGCCAGCACACTGTCCGCCAAATTGCCGGGGCGACCGTCCGCTACACGATCATCTGCGGCACCGCGGGGCTCGTCGCGAACCTCGCGATGATCCCGTTCAACGACCCGACCGCCGCCACCGTCGCGTGGCTCGACGCGATGGTCCTCCTCTCGTTCCTGCTCAGCACGCTGGCCGACTCCGTCACGGGCCGGAAGGGCGGCCGCTCATGAGCCCGGACACCGAGCGCGTCCTCGGGCAGATCGAGCGCGGTGAAGTCCTCGCCGGCCCCGAAGGCGCGCGCAAGATCGCGGCCCGCGCGATGGAGGCGTACGGCAACGACGTCTGGGGCCCGGACCCCGACACCGCGTGGGCCGATGCCGTCACCAGCCTCACCCCGGGCGGTGGCCAGTGACCGATCCGAAGTACGCGAAGCAGACCGAGCGCGGCCGGTACTACACCGACCCCGCCGGGGGCCCGGACCTGGTGTCCGTGACCAACGTCCTCTCAGTCGGTGTCGCCAAGCACGCGATCCCGCCGTGGGCCGTGAAGCTCACCGCGGAATGGGTGCTGGAACACCGGATCGAAGTCGCCCGCCGGGCGGTCAACGACCGTGAGGCACTGCTGAAGGAGATCAAGGCCGTCCACCGGAACGCGTCCGAGAAGGCCATGGACCTGGGCAGCCGAATCCACCACCGCGCACACATGATGGCCCTCAGCGCCCCGTACCCGGTCGACCCGCAAGTCGATCCGTACGCCCGGCAGCTGGTGCTGTTCTGGCAGCGGTGGGACGTCGACCTCGACGAGGACATCCTTGCCGCGGAGATGACGTTCCTGCACCGCCGTCTCGGCTACGCGGGCACTGGCGACGTCGTCATGCTCTTGCGCACCGGCCGCCGCTGGATCCGGGGACGCCGGGCGAAGCAGGCGTGGCTGATCGACTACAAGTCGTCGGCGACGCGGCCGGCTTCGTCGGTGTACCCGGAGTACACGCTGCAGCTGGCCGCGCTCCGCTATGCCGAGTCGGTCCTGCTGCCCGACGACAGTGAGATGCCCGTTCCTCCGGTGAACCGGACCGGGATCCTCAATCTCCGTTCCCGCTCGCACGCCCTCGTGCCTATGCCCGGCAACCGTCGCGCCCACCGGGCGTTCCGCGGTGCGCTGGAGACCACGAAGTGGCTGCACGCAGCGGAATCCACGTACCCCGCGCTCCTGCCTCCGGTGGCAGACGAGGCGCTCTCGAACCGAAAGGCAGCCTGATCATGGGTGGCCGCATCATTACCCTCCAGCGCCAGGCCCGGGAGCTCGGGCGCCTGCGCACCGGATGGAGCGTCCCGAACGACGACCCGAAGAAGCGTCCCCGCCCGGTCAAGTCAAAGACGTGGGTCGTCTCCAGCCACGCTGAGCACTACGTCCAGGCCGCCGCAGAAGCCTGGGGTGGCGAGGTCGAACGCTGGCAGCCGCAAGGCAGCGGAGCGCCGCAGTTCCGGGTCATCACCAAGGCGGAACAGATCGACGCGCTGCTGCCGCCCGGGGACCCGCTGTCCCAGTTCAACGAGATGTGGAACAGGGGAGGTTGCCAGCGTCGCTGCGACGGCGAGACCGAGCAGCTCTCCCGCCGCCCGTGCTTGTGCATGGCCGAGTACGGCGAGGAGTGGCACCTGCTGCGGCAGGACCAGTACCGCAAGGACAAGGTCTGCGCGGCGACGTCTCGCCTGAACGTAGTCCTGCCCGACATGCCGGACGTCGGCGTCTGGAGGGCCGAGACGCACTCCTTCTACGCCGCCAACGAGATGGCCGGCACGGTCGACATGGTCCTGTCCGGGACCGGTGGCAAGGGCCTGGTCCCTGTGACGCTGCGGATCGAACCGCGAACCCGGATCGCAGGCGGTCAGACGAAGCACTTCCCCGTAGTGGTTGTCGAGGTCCGTGGGGTGACCCCACGACAGGCTCTGTCCGGACCGCTGCCGACAGCGCTGGCCCTGGATCCCGGGTCCGCAAGAGAGAACCGTCTGGCGATCGAAGCGCCTCGCCCCGACTACATCGCGGACGCGGAGGGGGCTCTCACCTCAGACGACGTTCGAGACGTGTGGCGGAAGGCTCGCGCGGCCGGCCACGTCACGAAGGAAGGTGACGACGAACTCTCGCAGAAGCTGCTGGCTATCGCCGCGCGGAAGGACGACGAGGCGAAGGACGACAGCGGCGGGAGCACGACCGACGAGCAGGGCCCGGACGACGAGGGTGTCTGGGACGGCGAGTTCGTGGACGAAGAGCCCGTTGAACGCCCCAGCTGGCCCGACGCCGCCGCTCCCGGATCGGGGGCGCGCCGGTGAGTAACTTCGCCGAAGTCCGCAAGGCAGCCTGGGACACCGAGACAACCGGCACGAACCCGGTCGAGGACCGGATCGTCAGCGCCGCGTTCATCGTCCGCGGCGGTGACCACCAGGAGCACGCCTTCTCCTGGCTGATCAACCCGGGCGTGCCGATTCCCCCCGAGGCGACGGAACTCCACCGCATCACGGACGCCATGGTGCAGGCCAAGGGCCAGGACCCGAAGACCGCCCTCGACCAGATCGCCACGAACCTCGCCCGGGCCATCAAGTGGGGCTTCCCGCTGATCGCCTTCAACCACAGTTTCGACTGGTCGATCCTCCACTACGAGCTTCTCCGCCACGGTCTGCCGACCGTTGAAGACCGAGTGAGTGGCCTTCCGCTGCCCCTGATCGATCCGTACGTCATCGACCGGCATTACGTAGACCGGGTCCGCGGGAAAGGCCAGCGGAAGCTGAAGCCGACCGCCGAGCGATATCGCGTGCAACTTACTGACTGGCACGCCGCGAAGGCCGATGCCCTGGCAGCTCTGCTGATCGCGGAGGAGCAGTTCGCGCGGTTCGGCCCCCTCAACGCCTTCACTCCGCCGGAGCTGTTCACCGCCCAACAGAAGTGGCGGGCAGAGCAGCAGGCCGGCCTGCAGGAGTACCTCCGCAAGACCGACCCGGACGTCGTCTGCGACCTGGAGTGGCCGCTTATCCCGAACCAGCGTGGGGGTGCTGCATGAACTTCAGCCATATCCCGATTGCCTTCGTGGATACCGAGACCACCCACCTGGACTCCGCAGTTGGCGAGGCGTGGGAGGTCGCCGTCGTCCTCCGTGAGGCGGACGCGATCCACTCGCCGGACGACGATGCCGAGTACGTGTGGCAGGTGCGTCCCGACCTGGCCACCGCGGACCCTGAGTCTCTCCGCATCGGCCGCTATGAGGAGCGATTCGCGGTGCCGCTCGATGCGGCGGCTGCGTGGACGGGCTACGAAGACGGTCCCGTTCCGATGGGCCGCGCCGAGGCCATCGGAGCGATTTTGAACGTTCTCCGTGGCGCGATCCTCATCGGATCCAATCCCGGCTTTGACGACCGCTTCCTACGGAAGCTCCTCGGATCCGGCTCCGCGCAGTGGCATTACCGGCCGTACGACATCGTCCAGCTCGCCGCTGGAAAGATCGGGATCGACGCCGCTGGCCCGTTGCCCTGGTCGTCGCACGTCCTGTCGCGCGCTGTGGGTGTCGAGCCCCCTGCCAAGGGCGCGGCGCACACTGCGCTTGGCGATGCCCGCTGGGCCCGCGACGTGTTCGACGCCGTGATGGGCGGTGGCCAGTGAGGTGGCCCTTTGTCCTGCGCCGGCGTTACGACGACGAGCTGGCCGCTGCGAAGGAGCAGGTCAATCGGCTGCGTAGGCGTGCCGAAAATGCCGAGACGGCCGCGAAGGCCGAACTCGGTGCTCGCAGGACGGTGGTTGAGCAGAACGCCGTCCTGGACGCTGCCTGCCGGCGTCTCGCGGGCAGGAACCGGGCGCTCACCGAGCAGCTGGAGGCCGCGCAGGTCGGCGCGGGCTTCGACCGGGCCCGGGCCGTCGCGGCCGCGAACCGGATCGCGCAGGCTCCCCGCGCGGTCGCTCGGGCCCGCGCAGACGTGGCCGAGTCGGCCCCGGAGAAGGGGACGGACTCGTGACCCGTCCTCTGCGTGTCCTGAGGCAGATCGTCGCCCCGAACGGGAAGCACCGGCAGCGCCGGGTGCGCCTGCTCCTGGACGAGCCTGTCACGCAGCCGGTCGCCGTGCGCCAGGTGCTCGACGAGCAGGTGCTGGAGGAGCTCCTCGCTGCTGGGGAGCTCGTCGCGAACGAGTCCGCACCGTGCGGCGGGCGCTGCCGGCGGACCACGTTCCACGCCATGCACCGTGACGGGTCCCGCACCTGCTGGACCTGCGGCACGGAGACCCCGGCAGGTGGCCAGTGAGGGTACTGATCTCTGTCCTCGCCACCGTCGCGATCCTCGCTCTCGTCGCTGGGCCCGCGCTCATCTGGCAGATCCAGCGGGCCCTGCACGCGGAACTGGCACGCGTCGACGAGGAACAGACCCCGGCGCCTGCCGTGATCGACACCGAACCCGGAATCAACCTCGCGCTCCAGGACGAGTGCGAGCTCATGTGGTCCGTCCCCGAACACCCCGGCATGAAGACAGGCGAACTCGACGCCCTCGCCCATGACGAGCAGAAGGGAGAGAAGGCATGAGCACCGTTGTCGAGCCGCTGACAGCGGTCCGCGAGGCACCGCACCACCGCAACCTCACCTGCTACACCGACTACAACTGCCGCCGCCCGGAATGCGTCGATCGCCGCCGCGTGTGGCAGCGCGAACTGCGCCGCAAGCATCAAGAAGGCGAACCGCCCCTCATCGACGCCGGACCTGTCCGAAGGCACATCCTGAGCCTCCAGGCGCAAGGGATCACCACCCACCGCATCGCCCTGATGGCAGGCATGGAGGACTGGACAGTCCGCGCGTTTCTGCCCAGGGGTCACGGAAGCCGGCCGAAGAAACACCGCACCTCACCGGAGGTCGCACGGAAGATTCTCGCCCTCACGGCAGAACAAGCAGTGTCCGGCCGTATGAACGGCACGGGGACGCTGCGCCGCATCCAAGCCCTCGCGGCAAAGGGATGGCCGCTGCGTCGTCTGGCCGAGCACCTTGGGCTCTACCCGAGCTACCTAGGCGATCTGGTCCGTCGCACCCAGCACAACCACAGCGTCCTTGCTGCTACCGCGGAGAAGGTCGCCAAAGGCTACGAGCGGCTGCGCAATAAGGATCCGCAAAAGCATGGCGTGAGCAAGGCAGCATGCAGCCGGGCCCGTCGGCAGGCGGCCGAACGACGGTGGGCGCCGCCCCGGTACTGGGACAAGTTCCCAGGGGCCATCGACGACCCGCATTTCGAGTCGTCCTACGGCGTCACACGCCGCGAAATCGTCGCCCAGGACGCTCACTGGCTCATGACGAAGAACGGCCTCACCCGCGGCGACGCCGCCGACCGCCTCGGCGTCAGCAAGTCATACATCGACCACGCCTTTGCGGAATTCCCGGAGTACGCCGTGGAGGTGGAGGAATGAGCCCCACCCTGCCGAACGCGTCCCGCGAGCAGATCGTTGCGGCCATCCGTACCGGAAAGTCCAGCAGCGCCGTCAGTCGTGAACTGCGGGTCGACCGCGCCCGCGTACGGCGCATCCGCAACGAACTGGGCCTGCTCCCGTACGTCCCCGTCGAGCAGACACGCTCGCTCGAGGAGAAGTGGGCTCTGTTCGCCCGGCTCGTCGACGACGGCCACATGGAGTGGACCGGCGAACGCGGCTCGGCCAACGACACCCCCCTGCTCCGGTACAAGGAGAAGTACTACAGCGCCGCCGCAGTCGCCTTCCGCATCGAACACGGCCGCGACCCCGAGGGCTACGCCATCGCCGACTGCAGCAGGCGGCACTGCATCGCCCCCAGCCACGTCCAGGACGAGCCAGGACGCATGGCCAGGCGTGAAGAACGTCGGCGTCTCGCCGGCTACGGAGAGCGCCCGGACCGGTGCCCACAAGGCCACGATCAGAGCGTCCATGGCCGACTGGAGGCCGATGGCCGCGCGTACTGCGCTCAGTGCAAGCGCGACCTCAAGCAGGCCGGCCCCAAGATGCCGGCTGCTCGTGCCGCGGCCCGCGAAGCGATCCGTCGAGATATCACCGAGCTGCTCCACGCGGGTCTCCCCGAGACGCACATCGCTGCGCAGCTGCACGTCAGCAACAAGCGGGTGGCCGCTGTTCGGATCAGTCTCGGCTTGCCAGCACCCAGCCGCGGCCGGCGTCCGCGTTACGCGACCGTCGAGGACGCCTTCCGCGCGCACATCGAGTCTGTCGAGGGCAACCACGTGCGGTGGACCGGACAACACAGCGGCGACGGAGCGCCAGCGCTCAAGTACTGCGCCAGGACGGTCTCGCCGTACCGGATCGCGTTCCGCATGAGGTACGGGCGTGAGCCGGTCGGCCGCGCAGCCCCGGGCTGCGACATGCCGAAGTGCGTCGCCGGTGACCACCTCGAAGACCAGCCCATGCGGGCCCGCAACAAGAAGACCTACGCCGTCATCTTCGGAGGTGCGCTGTGAGCCACCACGTCTACCCGGACACCACCAGCCCTGACGGAAACTGGCGCGACCACGCCGCCTGTGCACGCGAGGAAGACCGGGAGATCTTCTTCCCCAAGGGCAATAGCGGGCCGTGCCTGATCATCATCGCTGAGGCCAAAGCCGTCTGCCGCCGCTGCCCTGTCGCCGAGTACTGCCTGCGGTCGGCCCTCGAGACCGACGAGGCCTTCGGTATCTGGGGTGGCCTCACGGAGCAGGAGCGCCGCAAGCTGAAGCGGCGCTCCCGCCGGAACACGGCCCTCCTCGACGAGGACGACGAGGTCGCGGTATGAGCAGCCGCGATCCGGAGCCGTGCGACGTCCCGGCCGACGAGCACACGGGGAGCGTCCGCTTCTACGCCAACGGCTGGAAGTGTAACGGGCATTCGCCGTGGGCGGCACAAGGCCTTCCCGAGCCGAAGCCCGGACCTGGGCCGCCCGCCAGCACATGGACGACACCGGGTCTGCCCAGCGATTCCCACCCGTCTGCTCAGGCCGCGGTCGGACATGGTCCTGGGCCGCAGCCGGGGATCCGTCTCGACCCGGGCCAGCAGGACTCCCGCGGCAAGTGGATCCGCATTCCGACGGCCGATTACGTCTGCCCGGCCTGCGGCGACATCGAGAGCGCCAGCGGCGACCAGGTCGCGCGCTTCGCCCAGCACATCGAGACCGAGCACCACACCCGGTGCACGGCCAACCCTCAAGGAGCACAGATCACATGAGTCTCTTCCGTAAGGACACCAGCCCGGTGGCCGTGCCGTCGCCCACAGGCCAAGGACCGGCAATCAGCCTGGACAAGGTCCCGTCCGGGCTGGTCAGCCTGACGAAGACCGCCGCCGTGTCCCTGGACAAGTACGGGCTGACCGGTCAGCGCGCCGCTGTGTACCTGGTCCTCGACCACTCCGGCAGCATGCATGGCTTCTATGCCAACGGCAGCGTGCAGCGCCTCGCCGAGCAGGCCCTCGGCCTGTCCGCGAACCTCGACGACGACGGGATCGTGCCCCTCACCTACTTCGGCTCTCACGTCAACCAGGCCGAATCCGTGCGCTTGGACTCGTACCAGGGCGTCATCAACCGCACCCACTCCAGCATCTCCTGGGGTTCGACGGACTACGCCCGGGCCATCGACTACGTCGTCGACCTCCACGCCGGGAACACAAGCCCGGGGCTGGTGATCTTCCAGACGGACGGAGAGCCGGACTCTCGGCGAGACGCGGAAGCCGCACTTCGTGAGGCGTCCCGGTACGGCCTCCACTTCGCATTCGTCGGCTTCGGCGACCGGGTGAAGTTCCTGGAGAAGCTCGACGACCTGCGCGGCCGGACCGTCGACAACGCCTCCTTCTTCCACGTCCGGGACCCATACCGCACCACCGACGAGCAGCTCTACGACGGCATCACTCACGAGTACGCCGGCTGGCTCGCTGCAGCGACCGCTGCAGGCGTCCTCCGGTGAACCGGTTCGCGCTCGGCCTTGTCTTCGGGGCGGCCGGGTCCGGAATCGCCTACGCGGCCGGCGCGAACACGTACTGGACGGTCGGCGTCGGCGTGATCATCGCCTGCCTCATCTGGTTCGGCGAACTCGTCCTCGACGACTGGCTGTAACCGACCCGGCCGCGTGCCCCAACGCGCGGCCTTCCCTGGCCGCCGAGCCCGCCTTCCCCCGCCCGGGCCCGACGGCCGCCATCGACCTGGAGCAGCACATGCAGCGCAACCCGAAACTCGTCGGCGCCGACCGCCAGGCCGTCGCCGACGAGCTCGCCGACCTGTACCGCGCCGGCAGCAGCATCCGCGGCCTCGCTGCCCGCACTGGCCGCTCGTACGGGGCCGTCCACCGGCTTCTGGCTGAGGCCGGCGTCCGCTTCCGGCCCCGCAGCAGCCCCCGCATCCGCAGCAACTGACCGTTCCGGTACGCCCGGTTGACAGAGAGGCACGCGATGCCCACCCCGTACGCCAAGCGCTTGGAAGGCGACGAACGCCGTCAGCTCGCCGCCCGCGCCCGCCGCCTGTACGAGTCCGGCTACACGATCAAGCAGGTCGGCAAGGAGATCAGCCGCTCCTTCGGCTGCGCACGCCAACTCCTTGGCGAAGCGGACACCCAGCTCCGTCGACAGGGAGTCCGCGGCTGGAAGCCGAACCACTGACGCCCTGTCCTTCGCCAGCGGCCGCCCACCACCAGGAGCACTCCATGGTCGTCTCCCTTTGCAAACACAGCTTCCCCGTCCAGCCTCCGCACGGAAGCCTCGCCCAGCCCGGCGACTGCCTGTGCGGCCTGACCTTCGCCGACGCCCAGGCGGAACTCGACCGCCAGGCCCTGCTCCTCAGACTCGGCACAGCACACGAAGGTGTCTGCCAAGGGTGCGGGCAGACCCGGCTGCTCTTCCGCTACCAGCCCGAGCAGCAGCCCTGGCACGAGAAGGAGCCGGCCGTCCGCTGGCTGTGCACCCCGGACTGGTCCCGGGCCCGCGAGAACGAAGAGACCACTGGCTTCATCGACTTCCACGACCTCTTCGACCGCGGCACTGACGAGCAGCTGGCGGCCGGACTGCGAGGCGTGCTGTGACGCTGACGGACGCCGAACTGGACCAGCTCATCAAGAACATCGGCCTGAAGAGGCCCCGCGGCGGCAGCCGGCACAAGCCGATCGCCCACGGCGAGTACAAGGGCGCGCGGCAGCACCGCTACCGCAACGAGCCGCTGTGCGAGCCGTGCCGCGTGGCGGAGAACGCGTACCAGAACGAGCGCAACGCCCAGGGCCTGCGAAAGAAGGCCGGGCCGAAGCCAAAGCAGTACCTGACAGAGGAAGAAGGGCAGCGCCGTCGGGCCGGTGGTGCCGAGTGAGCGTCGCCCTGCTGCCGCCCGTCACCGGAATGCCTGCGAGGTTCCTCGAGGGAGCGGAGGCTCTCTCGGAAGGCCCGCGGTTCGTCCGTACGCGGGCCATGTCCCGCTGGCACCGGCCGCGGTCTGGTGTTCGGTGGGGAGGCGAGCGCGTCGTCTTCCACTTGTGGTGCGTCGGGCACGTCCAGGGCGACGACTTCCTGTCTACCGACGAGCTGCCGGACGGGGACCTCGTGTGCGGCATGTGCGACGGCAAGGCCATGGGCGCCGGCCAGGAACTCGAGCAGCCGCCCGGACGGCAACTGATCTTCACGCCGCGGGACATCGCCCCACCGAAGAACTGCCCCGGCTCCCGCTCCAGCGTCCTCTTCGAGGAACTCCCCGGCGGCCGGGCCGGTCGGTGCCTCGCCTGCGGCGACGTCCAGCCGCTGCGCGCCATGGGCGGCCCGTACAACTCGCGCTGCGCGATCGTCCAGCACCCCACCGGCCCCGGCATCGTCCCGCCGTGCCCATTCCACCGGTGGCGCTCCCTCACGGCCCGCGACGGCCGTGCCATCTGCTCCTGCGGAAGAGAGGCGACCCCGTGACCTGCGAACCACCGCGCTCCAAGCACCCCTTGTACAGCCTCTGGAAGACCATGGTGCGCCGCTGCCACGCACCCACCGCGCACGCCTACGAGCGGTACGGCGGCCGCGGCATCCACGTCTGCCCTCAGTGGCGCAAGTCGTTCGAGCAGTTCCTCGCCGACGTGCCCCCACGCCCGTCACCGGCCCATTCCCTCGAGCGCATCGACAACCAGCGCGGCTACGAGCCCGGCAACGTCCGCTGGGCCACCGCCGCCGAACAGGCCCGCAACCGGCGCGACAACCGGCACCTCACCGCCAACGGAGAAACCCGCCTCCTCGAGGACTGGGCCACCCTCACCGGCCTGCCGAAGTCCACCCTGTTCGGCCGCCTCAAGGCCGGCTGGGACGTCGAGCGCGCCATCACCACCCCCGTCCGATCGAAGGCCCCGTCCAGGAGGCGCACCCCATGAAGATCAGTGACATTCCCTTGCCCTCCCGGATGGCGCGCCTGCCCCGCGACAAACACGGCAGGGTCGTCCCGTGGTTCGTGGCCTGGGTCGACGGTGCCCCGGACCACCGTGTCGTCGGCGCAGGGAAGCTCGACGACGCGATGCGGTTCCGCGTCTGCTGGCTGTGCGGCGAGCATCTCGGCGCGTACGGCGCATTCGTCATCGGCCCGATGTGTGCCATCAACCGGATCTCCGCCGAACCGCCCTCACACCGGGACTGCGCGCTCTACGCCGTCGAGGCATGCCCCTTCCTCACCACCCCGAACATGCGGCGCCGTGACTCCAACTTGCCCGAGGCCGCACAGGAACCCGACGGCATCATGATCCGCCGCAACCCCGGCGCCGTCCTCCTCTGGGTCTCCCGCGACTGGAAGCTCCACCCCCGCCACCAGCTGTGGACCGTGGGAGATCCCGTCGAAACCCGCTGGTACGCCGAAGGCCGCGCCGCCACCCGTGACGAGGTGCTCGCCTCCATGGCCTCCGGGCTGCCGATCCTCCGTGCCGAAGCCGAACAGGACCCGCGGCCGGCCGACGCGCACGCCGAACTGGACGCCCAGTACGCCCGCGCGCTCGAGCTGGTGCCCACATGACCGCCCGCACATGGCGCCCCGACGGCCCCGGCTCCTTCCAGGCCCCCGCCGGCGTCACCGCCGTACAGGACCGGACCGGACGCCGGTGGACCAAGCACGGCGCCCGCTGGACATGCACCGGCGCCCGGTACATCCGCTGGCGGGTCCTCGTCGCCGAACACGGACCCGTGACCGAGGAGGCCCGGTGAACTACCGCCCATCAGATTTCGGCACCGAACGAGCCGCCCGGTTGATCGCCCGCGTCCGCGAACACCTCACGCCTGCCGGGATCAGCGACCTGATCGGCACGCGCCACGAACCGTGGGAGCGCGACTGGTACGCGGCCTACGCCCACAACAACCCCGCCCTGATCTCCGGGGCGTACCTGCGGGACGCCATCGAGGCGTACATCGACCCCGGGCCCTCGCCGCACGGCCGGTCCGCATACGGCGAAGACCTCACCACAACCGCCACCGCCTGAAACGGGCGGATCTTGCAGGAACGGTTCCACAACATCACAAAGCCCCGCACAACGGTGCGGGGCCCGGAGGGCGAGAGGAGGCGCGATGTCAGTCGAGCTCGTCGATTTTCTTCACCAGGAGCTCCAGCAGCTTCTGCGGCCGCTCGGCCGGCGGCAACTGCTCCATCACCTCGTGGAAGGCAGCTCGGAAGCGGCGGTCGGACTCGGCCTGCTCGTAGAACTCCGGCGGCACGACGTAGGCGCTGCGCTCTCCCCGTTCGGTGAAGGCGGCCGGCTTCTTGCCGTAGCGGACCTCCCTCAGGAGCTGGGTCAGGTTCGCCCGGGCGTGGGTCATCGCCACTTCGGGAGTGCCGTCGTCCGCGATCTGAATGCCCTGGTCAGCAGCCATGGCCAGAGTGTAAGTCATGGTTAATCTCACCAATCTTGCCAAGCTTGCCAATCTTTAAAGTTAGGGACATCATGGCGTCAGCGAGAAGGGCAGTCAAGCCGCCCTGAACAGCAGGGAAGTTCGCCATGCCCCGATCCAGAACAACCCCCGAAAGAAGCGCCGATGCCCTGGGCACGACTCGACGACCGGTTCCCCTCGAACCGGAAGGTGCGACTCATCAGCGACGGAGCGTTCCGTCTCTACGTCTCCGCGATCTGCTGGTCGGCAGAAAACCTCACTGACGGCGTCGTGAAGACGGCAGAACTGCGACTCGTAGCGGACGTGAGGGCAGCACGAACGCGCGCGAAAGAACTCGTCGAAGCTGGACTCTTCGAAGTCATCGAAGGGGTCGGCTGGAAGATCCACGACTACCACGACTACAACCCCACCGCCTCACAAGTCCGCGAAGACCGGAAGGCGAAAACCGCACGTCAACAGCGGTGGCGCGACAAGAAGCGCGGCGGGACCCCCGACCCGACACCCCCCAACAGCAAGCCGGATGTAGATGCGTCTACAGACACGTCTCAAGACGCGTCGCGAGACGCCCCCGGAGACGCTGCCCCACGCGCGCGCGTTCCCGACCCGACCCGACCCGTACCTAAAGACATGGCTGATGTAGGTGGTGAAAGTGCAGGTAGTGAGGCGCCTGAGCCCAGGCCCGAACACCACGCCGACGCACCCATCGACATCGACGGCTTCCACGTAACCGACGCCATGCGCCGCTGGGTCGTCCAGACCTTCGGCCCCGTCATCGACGTCGACTTCTCCACCACCCAGTTCGTCTCCCACTACCGCTCCACCGGCACACGCCGCCAGAACTGGCCCGAGGCCTGGCGCAAGTGGATCCGCGACGACGTCAAGCGCGCCGCACAACGAGCCCAGCACACCCAAGGGACCTTCCTCGTCCCCCTCGAAGGCGGAGCCCAGACACCCCCGCCCACCACCCGCCGCTCCACCACCGACGAACGCGTAGCCGGCTGGCTCGCCCTCGCCTCAGGAGAGGAGAGCCCGTGACCCCCGACGACGCCGCGAAACTCCTCGCTGCCTGCGCCGCCTTCGACAACCGGCAGCCCTCCCAGATCGCACGCCGCGCGTGGGCCCGAGCCCTCCACGACGTGCCCCTCGACGACGACTGCTTCGACGCCGTCGCCCGCTTCTACGGCACCCCGCCCAAAGACGGCCAACGCCTGTGGATCCAGCCCCACGACGTCCGCACACACCGCGCCGCCCTACGCGCCGAACGCCTCGCGAACTTCGTGTACACGCCCCCCACCGGCGACACCGACCCGCACTACATCCAGCGCCTCCGCGGACAACAGCACGCCGTCGGCAGCGGCAGCATCCCCGCCCCCACCACCGCCCCCGCGCTCGAAGGCGGCCCACACCCCACCGTCGTCGAGCAGCTCGCCGCGATCGGCCGGCCCGTACCGACCGAAGACGGCACCACGACCGAGCCCCGGAGCATCCGTCGGCCCGGACCCCTCGGCCGCGAATGCCCCAAATGCAAAGCCCCTATCGGACGACCCTGCCGCCTCCCCGATGGCGACCCCCGCCACACCCCTCACGGCGCCCGCGCCGACGACCACCACGACCCCGCCACCGCCCAGGCCGAGGAAGCACGCCGTCGCGCCGTCTCCGCCGCCGCCCTCAACCGCCAGAGCGGTAGAAGCCCATGACCGACCACCCCGAATGGGCAATCCGCTGCCCCTGGTGCAACGCCAGCCCCGGCCAACGCTGCACCCGACCCAGTGGCGGCCATATCTCGATCCCCAGCCACGACGCCCGCATCACCGCCTGGACCACCCTCAACCGCCAGACCGGAGACGACCAATGACCTTCCCCGCCCAGCTCCCGCCCCCCAGCCCCGCCCTCCGTCTCCACCAGGCCGCCGCACGCCTCCGCCGCACCGCCCAGGCAGCACAGCACGACCTCGACACCGACAGCTTCTGGAAGTGCTACGACCCCGCCACCGCGTGGCGCGACGGCTTCGAGAACGGCATGGGCGGCATCTGCTCCCAACTCGCCGGCCTCCTCACCCCCCAACTCGCCCTCCAGCTCGCCGAGTGGCTCGACGCCACCGGCGCCCACGCCGCACGCCACGGACCGGCATCCGTCCCCGCCCCGGCCGCCGCCATCGCCCACGCACTCGAAACGGAAGCCACATGACCTCCCAGCCTGCCGCCGACCTGATCGGAGCCGTACGACGCTCCCCGAACGGCACCTGCCTTGCCGTGCTCTGGCCGTCCCCGCCGCACCCGGCCCGCTGGATGGTCACCGACCGCTGGGGCTCCACCGGCTACGAGACCGACGAGGCCATCAAGGACTGGCCCGTCGTCGGTGCGGTCCCGTTCAGCCCCGCTGCAGGCATGGAACTCGCCGAGCAGGAAGCCACCCGATGACCACCAAACCCAGCGGCCTCACCGTCACCGTTGACGGCCAGTCCGTCCCGCTCGACGAATGCGGATGGATCCAGCGCCGTCCCTGCGGATGCATCGTCTCCGCACTGGTCGCCGTCTCCGGCAGCCGAGTCGTCGCAACCGCCCAGCAAGCCCACGAGCACCTCAACCCCGGGAAACGTGAGCGGACCGCGGCCGAACGCGAAGGCATCACCGTCGACACCACCGAACTGATCACCATGCGGCACTACCGCCAGCACATCGGCACGAACTGGGAGTGCGGACAGCACACCCCCGCCCAAGCGGAGCTGCCGCAGTGAGCCAGCCCTACTACCGCGACGAGCAGGTGACGCTTCTCCTCGGCGATGCCCTCGAGGCCTCGCGCACCCTGCCGGCCTCATCCATCGACTGCATCGTCACGTCACCGCCCTACTACGGGCTCCGCGACTACGGCGCTGAAGGGCAGTACGGCCTCGAGGCCTCACCCGCCGAATACGTCGAAACGATGCGCCAGCTCTTCGCCGAGGCCCGGCGCGTGCTCGCCGACGACGGCACGCTCTGGTTGAACCTCGGCGACAGCTACGCCACTCAACGCTCCGGCGACGGCACCACGAAGCGCAGCGACAAGATGGGCGCCGCGGCCGCGGGCCCGGTGAGTCGGCCGACCAACGCGAAGAACCTGCTCGGCATCCCGTGGCGCGTGGCGTTCGCGCTCCAAGACGACGGCTGGATCCTCCGCAACGAGATCATCTGGCACAAGCCGAACGCCATGCCGGAGAGCATCAAGGACCGGCTGTCGACGCGGCATGAGCACCTGTTCCTCTTCGCCAAGGCCTCGAGGTACAGCTTCGATCTCGACGCCATCCGTGAGCCACACACCATGCGCCCGCAGCGCAGGCCTCGAGGTCACAAGGAGCGGCAGAAGCTCGGCATCCTGCCCGCACAGACCCACTCCACCTCGCAGCGTGACGAGCCCGGAGTCGACGGCCACCCCCTCGGCCGGAACCCCGGAGACGTCTGGTCCATCCCGACCAGGCCCTACCCGGCCGCCCACTTCGCCGTGTTCCCCATCGACCTGCCCCGCCGCTGTATCCAGGCCGGCTGCCGCCCCGGCGGAACCGTCCTCGACCCCTTCAGCGGCTCCGGCACCACCGGCGCCGCGGCCCGACAGCTCGGCCGGAAGTACGTCGGCATCGACCTCAACCCCGCCTACCACGACCTCGCTCGCGACCGCTTCGCACAGGGCGTGCTCGACCTGGAGGCACCCGCATGACGGCCTACGAACGACTCCAAGACGAGCAATGGCCCACCGGCACCTTCGGCGACGCGCAACCCGCACCAGAACCCGAGCCCCCGCCACCCCGGCAGATCGAGCCCTGGACCCCCAGAGAGCAAGCCCAGCACCTCGCCGACCTCCTCGAAGGCATCGACGGCTGGCACTACCAGGAACCCGACCCCGAAGCCCCCGGCCTCCACCTCGTCACCGACCACGAAAGGCACAGCGCATGACCACGCCCGACGAAGACGAGGCCGAAGCACGTACCGCACGGCTCCTCCGCCTCTCGGTCGATGAGATCGCCAAGTACAACACCGAGACCATCTGCGACTGGCTGATCGCCCGGAACGAGCAGCACTGCGCTCGCTTACGCGCGGCATGCCAGACCCTCCGCGAACTTGCCAGACGTCGCGAACGCGCACACGCCCGGATCGCCGCCACGCTCACCGCCCCACCCACAGCCTGAACCACTACTGACCCGCCAGTCAGTAACCCCACCGACCGAACACGCAAGGACAACACCAGATGACCACCGAAGCCACAGGAGCCCCGGAGAGGGCCGAACAGCAGCCCGGACGGACAGAGGGGCCAATCGACCCCCGCACGCCGCCTGGCGGGTCACCGGAAACCCACCACGCCCCCGCCACGGACGAAGCCCGCGCCGCCGCCCACTTCGCCGACGACGCGAAGACCCACAAGCTCAAGGAGTGCCGCGAGGACGGCGTCTTCCGCCACCTCGAATTCGTCGGCCTCGCCGGCCTGTCCCGCCTCGTCCTCGTCACCTGGCCCTACAACCTGCTCGTCGCAGGCAGCCACGGCAGCTTCCACTTCGAGCGGTACGGCAAAGACACCGAGGACATGTTCGACTGGCTGCGCGGCGCCCGGGTCAGCCCGGCCTCGTGGGCGAGCAAGCTCGTCAACGGCCGCCAGTCCGTGGAGGAGTACGACCGGGCGCGCCTGGAGCAGGCGATCAACGAGCTGGTCGCGGAGGCGGTCCGCGACGGGTGGGCTCCGGATGGCCTGGAGAGCAAGGCCCGTGAGGAGATCCTCGACAGCCACTGGATGGACGAGGAGCAGAACGCTCTGCGGCTGGTGAGCGAGTTCCAGCTCGGTATGCGGTACCGGTCCGAGTGCTCGTGCGGTGAGAGCGCTGAGCACGATTCGTACAGTTCCGCAGTCTGCTGGAACGCGCTCACGCATCACGGCAGCGGGCCGAAGCACAAGGTCAACGTCCGGCAGACCGGCGGGTTCACGTTCGACGACTTCACCGAGTGGAACATCCGCAAGCTGGACTACCACTTCCTGTACCAGTGCCACGCCGCCGTGTGGGGCATCGCGCAGTACGACGCCGCCCAGAAGCCCGCGGGGGTATCGGCATGACGGTCCGCGACACCCTGATCGAGATCGTCCGGCAGTGGACCGAGCGGAACGACGGCGCGCCCGAAACGCCCGAGGCCGTAGTCGACGCCTTCCGCGCCGAAGTGCTCGCCGCGAACGGTGACGTCACGGCGGAGCGCGACTGCCTCGCCATGGCCGTGATGTTCGCCCGCCAGTGGGGCGGAGGCACACCGTTCGAACTCCACCAGGGCATCGACGAGATTCTCGCGACGATGCCCGGAAACCGGGAGAAGAGCAGCCGCGCGGCCGTCGCCACTCCCGACTTCTTCGAGCCCGGTCACAGCTACACCCACCGTGACGGCAGTACCTTCCGCTGCGTCGCTGTCACCACCCACCCCAACGGCGGCGAGCGCGTCGCCGTCGGCTGGCACACCGACACCGCGGGCTGGACGTTCATCGGCTTCCGGAACATCAACCACTGGAACCACGAGTACGACGGCGTGCAGCCGCCCGCCGTGAGCGGGGAGGTCTCGTCGTGACGCGCCCGAACACCCCGGACCGGGTCAACGAGGACGGCTCGACAACGATCAAAACGAAACGGGCCTGCAACGGCTGCAGCGAACTCCTCGGAGACATCACCGACCAGGAGATGAACCTCGCGATCAACGGTGGCCCACTGCCGGACGTCCGACGCGAGTGCCCCAACTGCGCGCCGACCGCACCCGAACCCGCCTGCCGGCCAGTGACGGCCATCGGCGGGGACGCCCTGTGCGTGGAGATGGAGTGCGGCCACGAGCTCGACGCGTCCGGCTACTGCCAGGGGGTCAAGGTGTCTGCAATCTGCGTCACGCACTCCGAGATCAACGACTCAGGCGAGATCACCCGCGCCGAACCCTGGCCCTGCACTCGCACGGCGGTGACCGCGTGACGAAGATCGAATGGACCGATCAGGTCTGGAACGTCGTCACCGGCTGCACGAAAGTCTCCCCGGGCTGCGACAACTGCTACGCCGAGACGTTCTCCGAGCGGTTCCGCGGCACAGCCGGCCACCACTTCGAGAACGGCTTCGACCTGACCCTGCGGCCCGAGCGGCTGACGCTCCCGCTGAAGTGGCGAAAGCCGCGCCGCGTGTTCGTCAACTCGATGTCCGACCTATTCCACAAGGACATCCCCGACGACCACATCGCCCGCGCCTTCGCGATCATGGCGTTGACGCCCCAGCACACCTACCAGATCCTCACCAAACGCCACGGCCGCATGCGGTCGCTGATGAACTCCTCCGAGTTCGTCGGCGAGGTTCGCCGCCAAGTAGACGTCCTCCAAGTCCGGCTCCAGATCGAGGCCATGGGCGCGGAGAAAGTCGTGGCTGCCCCCGGATACCCGGGATACCTGGTGTCGGACTACGGGCACGTTTACACGATCCGCGGCAGCGACTCTTGCCTCTGGTGCCAAGGCTCTCTGCCCGCTGAGGCCGAGGCGCGGCGGCGCTACTGCTCCGGAACCTGCCGTCAGAAGGCGGCCTACGAGAAGAAGATGGGCCGTTGGACCGAGCCCGCTGACACCCGGCGTCGTATGAGCCCGGACACCGGTGAACAAGGCCATCAGAGGGTGACGCTCTACCGAGACGGCGAGGTCCACCGGGAGCTCGTCCACAGGCTGGTGCTGGCTGCCTTCGACCGGGCTGCGGATCGCGGCGAGCAGGGATGCCACATCGATGGAGATGCAACCAACAACGCTCTGCCGAACTTGCGGTGGGGCACGCAGGAAGTGAACTGGGATGACCGGAAGCGGCACGGCAACCGCCGCTCGTACTCGAAGTTGAGCGAAGAACAGTCCCGGCAGATCAAGGGCAGGGCTGCGGCCGGCGAGTCGAGGACAGCGCTCGCCAAAGAATTTGGCATTTCAGACACGCAGGTGTCCAACATCGCCCAGGGCCGACAGTGGCGCGACATCGCAGCCGCCGAGTTCCAGTGGCCTCTGCCCGGAGTCTGGTTGGGCGTGTCCGTCGAGGACCAGCAGCGCGCCGACCTCCGCATCCCGGCCCTCGTCGAAACGCCGGCTGCCGTCCGCTTCCTGTCGTGCGAACCGCTCCTCGGCCCCGTCGATCTCACCCGGTGGATGCCGCCGATCGCCCCGGTGCCGGCCGACCAGGCCCCGGCCACCTGGGCGAAGTGGACGTGGCCCGACTGGGTGCCCGCTGACGTCCGCCTCCGGATCGAGGAGTTCTGGACCGAGGAATGGGGCCGCTCGCCCCGGCACTGGATCCGGGACATGCACCAGCAGGGCGCGCCCCCGTTCGGCGCCACCCTCCGCATGGACGACGGCTTCGGCCCCACCCCGCCCCAGGTCCTCGGCCGGTACGTGCACTGCTGGAACAACATCGGCCGCCTGGTCCTCGACAACGATCCGAAGCGGGAGTACGCGTACACCTCCTTCGGCTCCCGCACCCGAGCCGAAGCCCGCGGCATCGACTGGGTCATCGCCGGCGGCGAGTCCGGACCCGGCGCCCGTCCGATGGAAGTCGAGTGGGCCGCCGACCTCGTTCGGCAATGCCAGCACGCGGAGACCTCTGTTTTCGTCAAGCAGCTTGGCTCCGCCTGGGCTCGCGACCCCAAGCAGTCGGCAGCCGCTCGCCACGGCGACACCAAGGGCAGCAACCCCGACTACTGGCCACGCCACCTCCAGGTGCGCGAATTCCCCCAGGCGGTAGCCCGGTGAACGAGCGCCAATACCCCATCCGGCCGCGGCCGCACGAAGACTCCCGCTTCACGCTCGGGCTCGCGCTCGACATCGCCAAAGTCCTGAAAGAGCACGGCTACTCGGAGATCACATCGGGCCGCGACCTCTTCGAACTTCAGCAAGCCCTCTTCGCCTTCCTGTACATCGGCCCGACCGAGGACACGACCCAATGACCGAACAGACCGACACCGAGTTCTGGGCCCAGGCCCTGGCAGAAGACACGGCCGCCCGCGGCAAGCAAGCCGACCCGTCCGCGTGCGGCACCTGCCGCGGCCGAGTCGCGAACGGCGAACAGGTCGTCCACGACGAGTGCGCACAGCGCGCCACCCTGCTCCCCGCACCGGACGCCCCCGACTACGAGCTGATCCTCGAAATGACCGAGGAGCAGCGAGCCGCGCTCCCGCCCCGCTTCCACACCCCCGTCTTCATGGACAGCTCCACCCCCACCATGTGGGTCTGCGCCGTCTGCTGGGGCGAGAGCTGGACCACTCAATGGCCCTGCGCGGCCGCCTGCCAGAACGGCACCCGCGTCTTCACCTCCGAACACCTCGCCAGGACCGCGGCCAAACGACAGGAAGCCGTGCTGGCCCAAGCCCAGGCCGACGCGGCCGAGGCTCGGGCTCGGGTCGCGGAGGTGAAAGGCGAGCTCGTTGCTGCGAAGGAACGCCATCAGGAAGGCCTGCGCCGCGCCGACGAGCGGCTCCGCGAGATGAACGCCGAACTCCAGCGATACGCCGAAGGCACCGAGGCGCCCGTGCTGTGGTCGGTCTACAACAAGATGCACGGTCGCGCGGCCACGGCCGAGGCCCGCGTCGCTCAGCTGGAACGCGAGCTGAAGAAGTACGTCGGCGCGGAGCCCACGGTCGCCGAGGAGATGGCCTACCTCAGCTCCTGCCTCGACGCCGTACGCGACCTCTGTGACGAGGCCGAGCAGCGGGCCCTCCGCTGGGAGCAGCCGCTTCCCGTACCCGAGTGGGTCTCCGAGGTCCGCAAGGCTGCCGAGGGCCTCGTCGAACGCCGCACCTACCCGCCGGCCCTGCCCTGGGCCGCGCTCATGGACGACGAAGACCTGCACGACTTCCTCGGCGATCTCATCAACGCACTCCACAGCGACCGCCCCACGCTGGACGTTCTCGCCGAAGTCGAGAAGACCTGCGCCAGCCACCGCGCCATCGCCGAAGCCCAGCACGCCCACAACACCGCACCCGGGCCGAGCACCGAATGACCACGGCCGACCCCGACGACGGCTGGCACTACGGGCCAGACGGCCAGCCGTCCCGGGGCTTCCTCGAAGGCACCGCCTTCCAGCCCGACGAACTCCAAGACCACATGGACTGCTGGGGCACCCCCCACCCCGGCCACCTCAGCACCTGCACCGAATGCCGCACCGCGGCCAGCATCACCCAGGAGAACCCATGACGCCCGAACGCGAGCAGGAGATCATCGCCCTGCACACCACCTACCGCACGAACCACAGCCACATCGGCGACTTCTCCTGCTGCTCCGCACACCCCGTCGCCGACACCGTCCCCGAACTCCTCACCGAGATCGGCCGCCTGCGCGACGAATTCGCCGAGTTCCGCGCCGGCCAAGACCCGCGGCTGCGCTGCCTCATCGTCAAGGCCGCCCCCGACCGCGATCTGTACATCGGCTGGTCGAACGTCTGCGAGATGCCCGCCGGCACCTGGACCCGCGAAGAAGCCTTGGCATACGGCTTCCCACGCTCTCGCCTCGACCGCGCCGACCAGAACGGCAGCAGCGACCTCTCCTACGGCGACGGCCACTGGGACGACAAAGGCTTCATCGCCGAACAGCGCGGCTGGCTGAAGCGGGAGCACCTCGCCGACTACGCCCTCCTGTGGCTCGCGGACCGCCAGGACGAAGCGTTCGACCTGCTTGAGCCGTTCGACGGCGAGACCGAGGTACGTCGGTGAGCACCGTCGACCTCCCCACGCCGATCGTCGTCACCCGGCACCAGTGCCCGCACTGCCAGCGCTACACCCGGGCCCGTCGTGACCGCGTCGAGCAGCACATGCCGCGCTGCTGGCAGAACCCCGCCGCCCGGGCCTGCAAGACCTGTGTGAACTACGAGCCCGCAGACCAGGAAGGCCCGTACCCGGAGCACCCCGGCTGGCCCGAAGGATGCGGCCACGAAGACGGCCCCGACGAGCTGAAGCAGCCGATAACCGACTGCCCGCACTGGGAGCTGCACCCACGGCTGGCGGCCCGTGACTGACCAGCACGACGAAGAGACGCCCGTGCGCTGCACGTGCGGGCGTCCTCTCCGAGACCCCGTTTCACGAGCCCGCGGCCTCGGCCCCGTCTGCCACAAGCGACTCCACGGCACGCCCGGCCGCCGGCCCCGCCAGGCGACTCCGACCACCGCTGAGCCGATCCCAGGCCAGGACGAACTGCCCCTCGCCGACTGCCAGCCGACCCTCTGGTCCCTCTGACCTCGCAACCCCGAATAGCACCCCCGCCCCGCCGGTACCATCACCATCACACTGACCAGTCGGTCAGTAAGGAGCACCCTCATGAGCCAACCCACGCCTTCAGCGCAGTCACCCGGGCCTGACCGCGTAACCGCGATCTACGACGCCATCGACGCATTCCAGCGAAAGCACCGGACCGGAGGCGGCCTCGGGCACGCACAAATCCGAGCGCTCCTCGCCGAGCACGTCGACCAGGCCCTCGCCAACAACGAACCCACCGTGTCTGCCCCGGTGCAGCCGACCACACGCGCCGACGAGACGCTCCCGCCGCCGGAAGGTCCACGGATCCCCAACCACACCGTCAACGAGGAAGAAGCCCCCAGCACTCCGGCACCGCATGCCGAACGCCGGAACCACTTCGCCCGTGTGATCTACGAGCGGTGGAACCCCGGCAGCCAGTGGGCTGACGCGCACCCCGATGACGTGATCGCCTACAGCGCAGACGCCGACGTAGCCATGACCGCAGCCGATGCCGTGACCGGCACCGCATACGCGCCCCCCGGCCTGGCCGACGTATACCGCGAGATCGCAGACCGGCTTGCGGCCCTCGGCACAAAGTCCACATGCCAATGGGCACGGCCAGCAGCGCGCAAGGTACGCGAGTGGGGCGATGAGCTGCGCCGGATGGCTGGCGAGGAGCAGCCCACCACCGAGACGCCGGGCATTCAACTCGCCCGGCAGTCGGTGCAGGCCATGGTCGACACCATCACCGGCCAGAGGACGACAGACGCCGTCGTGGCGCAGGATCCCGTCTGCCAGGGCTTCGTGTGGATCGGCCAGTCCTTCGCCACCTGCGACCGCTGCGGGCAACCCGCATGGGACCACGAAGGCGAGGAAGTCCCCGCTGATGGCGCGGGCCTGCTCGACGACCGCCGTGCCGTTCGCCCCTGGAAGCCGGGCCAGGCCGACAGGATCCGCGCTAAGTGGGACCCGACCGCCGTCGTGGCGCGGCAGGACGGGGCCGTCGCACGGTCGACCCCTGCGGATCGACTCGCCCGCATCGCGGAAGCCCACATCCAGGGAACCCTGTCGGGGATGACGTCTGGGCAGTGCATCGAGTGCGAGCAGGCGTGGCCGTGCCCCACCAGCGTGTGGGCGACCACCGAACGTGACCCGTACGCCACCTGGGACCCCGCCGACAACGAGCCCGGCGCACCGTGCCCGGCCGCGCTCCTCCCCAAGGGTGATGCACCCACCGAACCCTGCATCGTCGAAGGCCCCCACGACCTGCACGTCACCGCCCTCGGCCGCCGCTGGAAGGACAACCCCGACGCGGAGCCCCTCCGGTGACCGGCAGCATCGAACCCGGCTCGTACGTGATCGCCGGCCTCGTCTGCTGGACGCTCGGCTGGATCTTCTTCCTCGCCGCCGGGATCACCGCCCTCGCCACCGCCATCCGCAACTTTCGCAATGCCCGGAGAAGCCCGTGATCGTCCACGACCTGGCGACCGCATTCGATACCGTCATCACCGCCGCCACCGCATGGGTCGAAGCCCTCGCCGGCGCCTCCGCCTTCATCCTCTGCGTGGCCGCGTTCGTCGCCTTCGGCGCACGCCCGACCACGCCCTACATCGTGCGCCGCGCCATGCCCCGCCCGTCCTGGGCCCGCAGCCCACTTCGTGCCCGGGCTCTCGCCCGCCGCACCCGCACGTTGCCGCTCTGGGCGCACACCCAGCCCCACGACTACGACGAGGCCGCATGAACTCCACCGCCGCGACCGCCGACCGTCTGGAGCATCTTCACGCGATCTCCAGCCTGGACTGGGGGCTGGTCGCCAACATGCTGCACGTCAGCCTCAACGCGATCTACTTCGCCCGGGCCGGGAAGCGCATGCACCCTCGCGCCGTGGAACGCCTCGAAGCCCTCATCACCCTCGTCGAGTCCTCACCCGCCGCCACCCCCGAGGGCCGCAACGACTGGATGTTCGAAGTCATCGACGGATGGCGCAACCGCATCCAATGGTTCGCAGCCCTCGGCCGCCGAGGCCGCGTCCCACTTCAAGGCAGCGGCTACACGCCCGCTCAACTCCTCGGCGCTGTCACCGAGGACGGTGAGCCGCGTGGATGAGTCGTTCTGCGACATCGACTGGACCCGCTTCTACTACGACCCCGACGACGTCGAAGTAGCCGGCCTCAAAGACCGCGACCTTCACGGCCAGGGCCTGACCCGGGCACAGATCGACAGCATCGCCGATGTCCCACTCACCGGGAGCTACCTGTGACCGAGCCCTGCCCCTTCTGCGAGATCGTCGCCGGACGCGCGCCGCGAACGCTGGTCCGCGAGTGGCCACAGGTCATCGCGATCGTGCCGCTGAACCCGGTCGTTGAAGGCCACACTCTCGTGATCCCGAAGCTGCACGTCGCGGACTTCGTGGAGGCCCCGATGACGGCCGCCGAGACCATGCGCAGGGCGTCCGACCTCGCTGCAGAGCTCGGCGGTCCCATGAACCTGATCACCAGCAAGGGCCGGGAAGCCACGCAGTCCGTGTTCCATCTGCATCTGCATCTGATTCCCAGAGCCGAGAACGACGGCCTGGCGCTGCCCTGGGACTCCGGGCGTCGCCGCACCACCAGGAAGGCACGTACATGACCGGCCCGTCGTCCACGCCCCGGGGCGAGCACATGCCCGCCCCGGGCGCCAACTGGGAAGCCCAGCTCGTCCTCCACGGGGAAGTCCTCGTCGACCGCAGCGGTGAGACGCCCACGTTCCTGCACCGCGAACTCGACACGGCCGGCCCGGACATGAACCAGCCGCTCCCACCCCGCCCGAACCGGACCACCCGGCGCGCCATCGCACGCGAAGCACGGCGACGGAAGAAGCAGGGCCGCATCGAGTGGCCCACCGACTCCGCTTCGGCGGACGCTTCGACCGTGGATCAACGCCTCGTCACATGGCTTCCGACACAGAAGAGGTGACGAGCCCTCATGAGAAGTGCATCACACAACAGAGGCACCTCAACGGCACAGAGTGTCACGAGGAGCTACGCATGTGTACGCACGTGTACGCGGAAGTTCGCGGAAGTTCGAGAATCGAAGGCTGCCTGCGAGGCGGCTGACACCCAGTGCCCAAGCGGCCGGAAGCGAACTGCAGTCACTGTGTCGTAACGTAATCGGACAGGGAACGCCTTCGGATCGAAGGCCAACGATTTGTGCCCTCGCGCAGGGAGGAGAGCCCTGCCGAGGGCAAAGACCAAGGAGGTACAGCTCCATGGCAATACCCAACAGTAGTCTCCCTGAGCCGGCTGGCAATAGCGGGGGCTACTTTGAGATCGGTTCGTTCGACTTCCACGGCGAACCGGTCTTCATCCTGTCGAACGAGCACGGCAACTGGGCGGTGCTCGGACAGCTCTGTCAGAACCTCACGCTCGACGCCAATGGTCAACGGCAGGCTATCGAGCGAAAGTCCTGGTCACAGGGCCGGACGTGTGTAACGCACGTCCAGCTCCCTGGTGACCCACAGCAGCGTCCGCACTTCCTGATCCACGAGCGGATCGTCGCGATGTGGCTGGCTAACATCACGAGCAGCCGCATCGCAGACCCCACAGTGAGAGAGAACATCGAACTCGCGCAGGTCGAGTTCGCCGACGCCCTCCACGAGTACGTCTCGAAGCGCAGCGCCATACGTCGCGAACCTTCGAAACTCGAGGTCGCGCGCGACCTGGTGGCTGCGCTGGAGGCCAAGGAAGCCCTAGAGGCCGCGAACAAGGTCCTCGCGCCGAAGGCCAGCAAGTGGGACCGGTTCGTGAACGCCGAGGGCCTGATCGGCATGACCGCCATCGCCGACATGCTCGACCTGCCGGTCAAGGATTTCACGAACTGGCTCGTCGACATCGGCGTGTTCCGCAAGCAGCTCTCTCGGTTCGGGTCGAATCAGAACATGCCGCGTCGCACCTACCAGAAGTCCGGGTTCTTCATGGTCAAGGTCGAGAGCAACGGCCGGGTCTCCTACGAGGTCGCCTACGCCACCCCCGAGGGGGCCGACTTCATCGTCGACGAGTGGGACAAGCGCTCCGCCGCCTGACGAGCCAGCATCCCCTACGGCGCCCGCCCATCTCGGGCGGGCGCTGCTCCACACCCTCAATGACAAGGAGATCAATGCCCTACGCCGACGACCCCATACGTCTTGCGAGACTGCTCCGCGACCTTGCGCAGGCCTTGCAAGACACCGGCGTCGACACATCTGGAGCTAGCGAGGCACGACACCTTATCGACGACGCCCTTCACGCCGCCCAAGAACTCGACCCGAGCGACGGCAGACCTCGCTCCCGCAAGCTCATCGCATTCTGACGGCACCGCACTGCACAGCTCCAACTGCACAAGGATCACACCATGAGCACTCTGAAATGGCGCCTTGCCGACGTCACCTTGAACGACAAGCTCGTCCCCAACCCTCAGTCCGCGAGCCAGCTCCTCGACCACCTCGACAACGCCCGCGTCGCCGTGGACGGCGGCTTCCTCCACATCGACCCCCGACGCAACGGAGAGCCCTCCTATCCCGGTCAGAGCACATACTCCGTACACATCGTTCCGGCACACCTAGTGCGAGTGGTCACATACAAGGAGGAGACACCGAAGGAGGTGCCCATCGAGGTGACGGTCTACTGACACGGGCCGACCCCGATCTTCTGGCATCCTGAGCTGGCGGGGTCTCGTGGACGGACGTGGCGTTGGGATACGAGACCCCGCACCAGCCACCCGTCTGCCCGGAGGAAACCCGGGTACCCGAGAACAGTCGGCGAACAGCCGGGCGGCGCACAAACTCTGAGGGCCCGACCGGGATGAGACCGGCCGGGCCCTCAGGCGTTCTGGCACTCTGAGCGCGGTGACCCGGAAGAGCCGGTTGCGACGGCAGCCGTCGGGATACGGGAACCCGCCTGGGCCACGAAAGGTCAGCGCTTCACACGAACCTGCGCGTCCGCGGATCGACCTTCCCAAGAGTGCACGCCCAGAACATCATGTCGATCATCCCGAAGGTCAGGCGCAGCGTCAGCCGCACCATCGAGATCGCAAGCCCAATCACGACAGCCCCCTCTCCGGTCTACCGACCGGACTTCCAGTCGATGTCCAGGATTGCCGCGTGGACGGCCGCGGTGATCATCGTGAACGCCAGTACGCCGCCTGACCAGTTCTTTGCGTTTCCGACGATGGACGCGACGATCGGCGTCCCCCAGGCGAACACGGCGTAGAGCGCAGGCACGTACATGGCGACGACCCGCTTCTTCGCCGCGATGAAGAACAACGGAGGCGCCAGCAGGCCGGCTGACGCCACAACGACGACGACCCAGATCACCTTGTGCAGCGTGGATGAGTACATGCGGGCCCGGATAGGCGCATTGATGTACGGATTGCTCATCGTCCCCCCTCAAATCTGAGTGAACCAGTGTGGCTCACGACACGTCAGCTTGTGAAGGTTTTGAGGAGGTGATGGCGTGCGAGTTCAGCGTGCCGACGGAACCCGAAGCGACACCGGCTCGTCCAGCCCCTCCCACGAGACCTTGAGCACCGCAATGCTGGGCGAGTCGAAGTCCGGCGCGATGAAAAACGGATGCACATCGCCCGGACCGAGCGTGACTCCGACGGGTGCGTCCATCACTGATGCCGGCAACTCACCAGCGAACCTGACGTCTTCCGCTGGAGCATGGCCCTCATTGATCAAGTGGTACAGCTGCTTCTCGAAGTGCTTCACAACGAGCGACGGCCGCGGTCGCGCAGCTTCAGCCTCGGCCGCGCGCCGCTCCGCAGTCTCTTGCTGCTGCAGAGCCAGCGCCCCTTCCGCAGCCACGGCCGAGCGGACCGAGGCCGATGCCGACGTAGCTGCAGCGTCAGCCGACCTCTTGCCATCCCCACGCGCCTTGATGCTGACCCACAAGGCACCACCCGAAAGCACAAGCGCCGTCCATGCGGGCGCATTTCCCCAATTCATGTCTTGGACCATAGCCCGGAGCACTGACATGGAGTCCGCCCCGGACACCGGGACACCGCGGGGCTTCACGGGCTGCCACAGACGGATGCCTGCCGCCCCCTAGCCAAGGTCACCTAGTGTGGCTAGGCGCCACACTTCGTGGTGCTCCTTCGGCGCTGATGTCTCCGTCTTCCAATGCACCCACTCCTCGATGCTGTGGTTTCGGAAGCGCAGTTCGTCCACGACCACCGCACCGTATAGCGCGGATGAGCTGGCGCGCCGAGCCTCGGCGTATTCCCGCCTCTCTCGTTCCAACGCGCGACGGGCCGCGGGGAAGTCAAAGATGAGACGGTCGGGGGCTACGACTCGCTCGCGCTCGACTACGGCCTCCTCGCCGTCGACGGTCACACGGGCAACAACATTCCACGCAACGCTCGATCCACGACAGTCAAGGGCAAACTGCCCGGGTCCGATCCAGCTGCCGTCCCATTGCACGGCATGGCTCTCGGTGCTGCGTCGTTCCTGGCGGTGAGCGAGGTCATTTGCCTCTCGGGCAATGCCGTTCGCCGCCTCGGCGATCTGGTTAGCTTCGGTGGCAAGGTCGTTAGATTCGCGGGCGATGTTGTTCGACTGGTCGCTCTTGGCGTTCGCCTGCCGAGCGATCCGATTCGCGTCGCTCGACTTCACAACGCCGAAGATGCTCGTCACGAAGGCGGCAACGCCGGCGACCCCGCCTACCCAACCGGCCCAGTCTCCCATTTCTATGGCCACGGCTCACAGTCTCCAGTCGTCGAGGTAGCCCGGCCGGTCCGCGTACGGCAGCGCGAGCAGGCGCACTATCGGACCCAGCTGCCGCGCCCGCCCAATGAGATCGCTCTCCTGACGGTGGAGTCGGTAGAACTCGTCCGGATCCGAATCGACCACTTCACGCATACGGTCACGGAGCGCTGCACGGTCCTTGAGGGCGGAGGCGTACACGCCGAGGACGCGGCGCTTCGAATCGATCTCGCGCAGCACCCGCGCCGGATCCCACTCCGCGATGTGCCGCGCAACGCCCTCATGGTCGGAGGCGGCCGGATCGACGTGCGAGACCACACCGTCGTCTATCGCGTCCTCGATGTACCAGCGCTGTCCCGCATCCCGGGCACCGAAGGGCGAAGGCTCGGCGTGCCAGGCGTTCGCGTCATCAGTCCAGGAGGCCGCCCGCGCGATCCGCTCATCCTCGTCGAGCTGGGCGCCGAACCACTTCACGAGATCGTCCACTGTTACTCCGCGGTCTCCTGCTTGGCGGCCTTGCGTCGCTGTGCCCCGCTCACGCCCGCCCCGATCTGCTGGGCGCGTGCAGCGGTGATCCCGCCAAGGAGCCGGCCGATCTCCTCCCAGGTCTTGCCCTGAGCCTTCAGCGCTTGGACGCGTTGCTGGCGCAGTTCCCGGAGGGCGACCTGGTGGTCGGGCCAGTCCTTCAGCGCCTGTGACACGGCGACGGCGCACGCCTCGTCGTCCTCGATGGCCTCGAACGCCTTGATGGCTTCCACCAGGCGCTGCACCTCCTCAGGCTGCTGGGGTTCGTCTGCCACTCCCGCGCTCCTTCCTGCGGTGCGGCCGACATGAGCCTAAACCCCGGGGTTGCGCCGCCTCAACCCCGGGGTTTAGCTTGGCTCTGGAGGCCACCCCGGTCTCTTCCAACAACAAGCCCCGGCCCGGAGTCGCCACTCCATATGGGCCGGGGCGCCCACCTTCAACTCCACGAAGCAGGCAGGCATGACTGAGCGTACCGATCAGCCATTACCCCAGCCCACCCCCGCGCCCCTTGCGCCGCGCCCGAATCCGATCCTGGCCGAGGCGGCCACAGTCGAGAACTGCGCCGGCGACTATGCGGCCGGCGCCGACGTCCGTGCCACCCTCGCCGCCCAGGAAGCAAGGGCGCGCCGCTGATGCCGGACACCTTCGGCGGGGAATGGCACCGCCCCCGCAGCGACCGTCATCACGACCGGCAACGCGGCCGCTCCATGCGCGAGGTCCAGGACCGCGCCTCGTACGACAACCAGCCCGCGAGTGACTGCTCGTCGACGCTCCTCTTCCTGACCGTCCTCACCACGAGCGTCGTCGCGGCCATCCGCCAGGCACGCAAATAGCCCACCCAGACCGCCGGGTCCGCGCGTCTCCCCGCGACTGCGGACCCGGCACCACCCACCCGATAGATCGATCCAGGAGTACCAACCCATGCACTACGGCTCTCTTGCCGCTACCGGCGCCACCCTCACCATCGGCGGCGTCGTCCTCGACCAGGTCTGGCTCGTCGGCGCCGCCGCCGGCCTCGTCCTCGTCGGCGCTCTCTGCGTCCGCTTCGGCTTCCGCCGCGGCAAGACCCCGAGCGACGTCTGATGGCCGCCCCGCACGCCTGGTGGGCAGGCAACAGACGGAACATCGTTCTCGCTTCGGTGCCGCTGCTCGGTGCCGCCCTGTGGGCCATCGAGCACGCCATCGCCACGGCCGTGGCCTTCACCGGCCACGGCAACAGCATGGCCTTCGCGTGGCTCGTCTCCTTCCTGCTGCTCTGGTGGATCCCGCTCTGCTGGATGGAGAAACCGATCACAGCGACCGAGCGGCAGCAGCGCCGCCTCGACACCCTCGTCGTCACTGTCCAGGTTCCCGTCTACAACGAGGACGAGCCGGCGCTCCGGGCCTGCCTGCAGTCCGTGTTCGACCAGAGCAGGCCGGTCGACCGGATCCGGGTCGTCGACGACGGCAGTGAGGACAAGGACTCCGGGACGCAGATCACCTACCCGGCGACGAAGGCATGGTTCCTCAACGAGGCGCGACGCCGCGGCATCTACGCCACGTGGGACCGGACCGTGAACCGCGGCAAGAGGCACGCGCAGATGCACGTCCTCACCGACGACCCGGGCGACATCTTCGTCACCCTCGACTCCGATTCCGTCCTCGACCGCGAGGCAGTCGCCGAGGGCCTCAAGCCGTTCAAGGACGCCAAGGTCAAGTCCGTCGCCGGATGCGTGATCGTCCTCAACTCACGGACAAACCTGCTCACGCGGATGCTGTGCATCCTCTACACCCCGTTCACCCGCGGCTTCCGCTCAGCCCAGTCCGTTCTCAAGCGGGTCATGGTCAACAGCGGCACCCTCGCCTTCTACGACGGCAACGTCGTCCGCAAGTACGCCGGTATCTACGAGAACGAGGAGTTCCTCGGCCAGCCCATGCAGATGAACGACGACTCGATGCTCACGATGTACGCGATGCTCGAAGGCGACACCGTGCACCAGCCGTCCAGCATCGTGTTCACCCTGGTCCCGGAGACCTGGAAGCACTACCGCAACCAGTCCATGCGCTGGATGCGCGGCACGTTCGTCCGCACCTTCTGGTGGGTCAAGTACATGCCCGTCACCGGCGCCGGATTCTGGATGCCCGTCGCCGAGCTCCTGCAGCTGCTCCTCTCGATCGTCATCCCCGTCGCCCTCATCACCGACCCCGTCCAGCGCGCGCACGCCGGCACGCTGATCTGGTCGGTGCTCCTGGTCGCGCTGCTTATGAACTGGCTGATCGCGCTGCGGTTCCTCATGGTCGCCCGCGACGACGAGCCGCTCGCCTTCCACATCTGGCTCGTGGTCCTGGCGCCCTTGGCCGGCCTGTGGCGGATGTTCGTCCTCCGGCCCATGCACCTGTACGCGATGGTCACTTGCTGGAAGGTCAGCAAGTGGGGCACGCGCGACGCGGTCGAGGTCGCTGCGGCCGGGCCGGATGCCGTGCCCACTATCCGGCTCGCGAAGGCGGAGCTGCCTGACGACGACACCGTGACGATCCCCGTCGCCAAGCTGATCGATCCGGACACCGAGGACACCCTGCAAATCGCCCTGCCCGTCCGCTGACCCGTCACACCAGGAGTCACACCGTGTCCACGCCACCGCCCGTCGGTAAGAACGCCTCCGTCAAAGTTGATCAAGCACTGTACGACGATCTGACGACGATGCTTGCCACCGGTATGACGGTGTCGGACGCCGTACGATCCGCGCTGCGCATCGTCGCTGGCACCTACCGGAAGGCGTGGGAGCACACCACGCTCCCGCACGGCGTGCGTCCGACGATCGCACGCTACTTCCTCACACGGTATGACCCAGCTCAGGCGCCCGAGCGCGGCTCCATGCAGACGACGGTCCCTGAGGCGTACTGGATGCCGACGACGGTTGATCACACCGGTATGACGGGTCACATGACCCCGCGTCCGACGGTCGCACCCGACGACACGACCGGCCTTCCGCGGTCGTACCCGCTGCTTCCCGCCGGTAGGACCGGCCCCTCCGCGCGTCCCACGCCGTCCGACAACTCTGGGCGGGGTGTGTGATGGGCGGTACGACACCCGGCGCGGACGAGCTCCGTGTCGCCAAACTCCTGAAGCAGAGAGGCGTCGGCCCGGACGCCGAACAGCCGGTCATCCCTCCGATTCCGAAGCAGCGGCCGCGGGACTGGCTCGACAACATCCTCGACGGCAACGCCACGTCGGCCGCCGAGCTCGCACCTGAGCTGGTCGAGGAACCGGCCGAGGCCCCGGGCGACGAGGATCCCGAGCCTGCCCCGGAGAGGAACGCGAAGAAGGAGGGCCGCAAGCCGGGCAAGGGGAAGGGCAGGGCGCGAAAGAGGCGGCGCCGTCGGAAGCAGCCGGCCGGGCCCGACGTGGCCCGGTCGGCGTGGGACACCAAGCCCTCTGACCCGCGTAAGGCTCTCGTCGATGCCTGGTCCGGCGTCCCTTACCGGCTGAAGTGGCTCGGCTGCCATCTCGCGGCGGCCGGCGTGGGCTGGCGGATCGGGCTCGTCGACTGGGCCACCAGCACTGCCGCCTGGTACGGGGCAGGGCACTGGACCAGCCCGTCAGCGTTCGTGATCTACGTCTTCGGCGTATGTGCGATCGCCCTCTATCGCGTCGGGCGGAAACGGGGCCTCTGGCTCGTCACCTGCGCCGCCGCCATTCCTGTCTCATCCGTCGTCGTCGGCGTGCTGCTGTACAGCGGCACTGGCCGCTAACCCCGAAGGACCCTCCGTGCACAGCGTCTTCGGAAATCTCGGCCCGGGTGGCCTTGCCTTCGTCCTCACCGTGCTGCTCATCTTCGGGATTCCCGGCGGCGGTCAGCTGCGGCCCCTCGGCTGGTGGCCGACCCTGTTCCTGTCGATGCTCGCCGGATCGTCGTACAAGGCTGCCGGAGGCATCTTCAAGATCGTCCCCGACTTCGTCGGCAGCATCATCGGCACGATCAACGGCGTTCTGCCCGGTGTGACGATGCCCGCCTTGGCCCTCGCCACTGCGCTTTTCATCCTGTTCAAGAAGCTCACCACCAAGCAGGTCGGCATCCTCGGGATCTTCTTCTGGTACATCGCTGCCGGCGCCGGCGGCACCTGGTCCTACGTCTCCGACTCCGTGGCCCACTTGGGGGCGAACCTGTCGTGAGCTTCTTCAACCTGCGGAAACGCGCCACCGAGGACGAGCCAGAACCCTCCGAAGCGGAGCAGGCCGAGGAGATCGAAGAGGAGCCCGACGAGGAGGCGCCAGCCGCCGCTCACGGCCCGATCCTCACCGGGCTCCTCGGCCCTGGTCAGTGGATCGCTGCCCGCTTCGGCTCAGGTGTCTCCTGGGGGCTGTACGTCGTCGCCGTGTGGGCGATCGGCTTCTACGGCGGTTGGGTCGCCGCTGGCATCGTCCTCGCGTGGCTGCTCGCTGTCGGCTCCTTCATCCCCGGCGACATCTTGGAGCGCGCTGCCGCCGTCATCGAGCGCCGTTCCGCTCCGGCCCGCAAGACAGCCGGCGTAGCTCCGGGAAGCGAGCGAGAGGCAGTCCGACGACTCCTCCTGGACGTCATGGGCGACGCCGACAAGGTCCACCTGAAGACCGTCCTCGCCCACCTCCAGAAGCACGGCCAGTGGCAGGGCCGCACGGTCACGGATATGCGCACTCGTCTGACCGCCCTCGGTATCCCTCACGACCGCAACGTGAAGGTGGCCGGAGTTCCCACCTGGGGGGTGCGTCGAGCCCCTCTCGAAGCCCCTTCCCGAGCTCCGTCTCCCACCTCATCTCCCGCCCCGTCTCCGCCCGTCTGACCTGCACGTCTACCATCCGTCTCCCGCCCGGGAGACGACTGATCTACCCCGCTCTCCGGAAGGACCGCGCCATGCCACACGAGTACTACTGCCGGTCCTGCAACGCCGTCTCGCCCAAGCGCCACGAACGCCGGTCGGACGCCGAGGACGACGGGGTGGAGCACCGCCGCACCGCACACGGAGGACTCGCCCCGGACGCCGGCGACGGCGTCCGCGCCGTACACACCCAGGCCCGCGGCGACGGCATCCTCCCCTCCGGCTGGATCTGGGCCGTCCTCTTCTTCCTCGCCCTGGTCCTCGCGAACTGCTGGGGCCGCTAACCGCTACCAAAGGAGGCCACGTGGAGTTCATCCGTTACCGCGTCCTGGACGAGGACGGCACGTTCCTCGACGAGTTCACCACCAACGCCCCCGACTTTGCCGAGAAGCGGATCAGCCGAATCCGTAAGTACCGGCCAAACCTGACCGTGACCGAGACCCCAGAGGACTGATCCGCATGATCGACGAGTGCTATGTGCCGGGTGCCGACTACGACGAAGACGGTGAACTCGTTCTCGGCGTCACCGAGCCTTGCTGCGAAGGCATGTGTCAGTGCTCCTGTGGGCAGGGCTGCGTCTGCGGATGCGAATGCCCAGGCGACGGGGAATGGAAAGAGGGCGAGTGCGACATGTGCTTCGGCGAGACCGTTGACGGACCACTCGGCCCGATCTTCTGTGCATGCGCGATCGGCCAGGGAGCGCCAGCCGACGAATGCCGGTGCGGGCCCGAGGAAACCGGATGAGCGACGCCCGCACAGCCGACCGCATCGAACTGATCAAGCGGATATCAGCCGCGCTGAAAGGCGTGACCACCGGCGACGCGTGGCACGCCGTGTGCCTGATCTGCGAGCTGGCCGAGGGCCGCATGGACCCCGCCGACGTACAGCGCGAGTTCGAAGAGCTCGGCCTGCCACCCACCTGACGCGTGCCACACTCTCTCCGAGGCCCCGCCGTGCATCCCCGTCGCGGCGGGGCCGTCATCTTTCTCCCGAAAGGACAGAGCATGGCCTCCACCCTGCCGACGCCCGTGCTGACGGTGCGTTCCAACCAGATCCCCGCGATGACCGTCCGACCCGCGCCGACGACGAGGCGGTCCCCGGCGCGTCCGGTCGTACGGACGACGACGTTCAACTCATCGATTTGAGCCGGACGCCTACATTCCTGGCTGCTGCTCCGACTCCTTTAGATCGCCAGACGAGTCCAACGACCAGCGACCGCCGTCCCCGTCTGTGAAATACAGCGTCGGCGGGTTGTTGTGCACCGTCGACGGAGACCAGCTCTGCGACTGGAACTCGGCCGCGCGGCGGGGCCCCAGGAGATGCACCGGTGTCATCAAGCGTTCGCCCTGACCGGTCCGAGACTCGTGCCAGCCCAAGTGCCACTCGTGCACTTCCGAGGCACGGTGCGCGGTCCCGAAATGCACCTCGACCTGGCGGATCGGTACGTCACTCTCGTTGACCACTGTGACGACCCAGTGGTCGTCGGGGACTTCCGCGCCTTGCCAGTCGGTCGTCGCGCCCGCTTTCCGATGGTGCATGCGGACTCGCTTGGCCTGTGCAGTGCGCCGGTCTTCAGCGACCGCACGCAGCTCGGTGCGTTCCAGATCCATCGTGGCCTGCTGCTCACCGATGAACCGCTGCTGCTCGCGGATTTGATCGCGCTGGCTCTTGAGTGTCCACACTGCCGCCGCGGCGGCCAGCGCCGCGAATATCGCCCCGAGCCAGGTCGGGACGTCCCCCCAATTGATTCCATTCACGCCGCGAGATTACGGCTCCCGGATCAGCCGCTCGTATCCGGGTGACGGTTGTCTGTCGGCCGAGGTACGGCCCGGGCCAGCCACCGACTGCCGGCAATCTGCGCGGGCAGCATGATCGGCACCATCCCGGCCTCGACGAGGAGGCGCAGACCTTCGACGCACTCGTCCCGGCTGTCTGCCTGCACGCCGTATCGGATGGTCACGAGGCCAGTGTGGCCGGATGTATCGGGCGTCGGGGGCGGAATGAGCGGATCCGGTCCGCAGGCGGGACACGATCCTTCGTACGACCCCGAACGCTTCGTCACAAGTCCGTCACATGACCACCACAGGATCCCGCGAGCATCGACGATCGCCCGCATGAGACGAACCCTCACCACCACCGCAGCGGCCGCTGCGCTCCTGGCCCTCGCGGCGTGCAGCAACACCAAGTCGCCGACCATCACGGACAGCGCGCCCAAGCCCGCCAAGCCGACAGCAGCGAGCACCGTCACTGCCCAGGACGCGTTCTCGAAGATCTCCGGCCAGGTCCGCGCAGCCAAAGTGTCCGGCACCGTGACAGCGGAAAACGACCCGAACCACCTGCTCGGCCGCCCAGGCCAATACACATCAAAGATCACGTTCACCGACGTCCGAATCAAACCCAGCGACGTCGAGGGCACAGAAAAGGGCGACGTCGAACGCGGCGGCGCCATCGAGGTCTTCAGCAGCGCGACGGACGCGACGACCCGCGCGAAGTACATCCAGACAGTCACCAAGTCGATGCCGGCGCTCGCCGAATACAACTACGTCCACGGCGCTGTTCTCGTCCGCGTCTCCCACTACCTGACCCCCACGCAGGCCGCCACGTACAAGACGGCCGTTGACGGACTGAGCTGAGGCAGCCGTGAACCGAACAGTCACCACCGCGGCCGCTGCTGTCGTGCTCGCTGGCGCGCTCACCGCCTGCTCGAGCGCGACAACCACCAGCTCCAGCAACAAGCCGAAGGCGTCCCCCACCTACGCTGCGGGTAGCTTCGAGGCGCGATGTCACGCAGAGCGCTGGCCGCAGACGATGCCGCAATTGGCCGGCAAGACGTTCAACCCGCTGAGCGAAGATCTCCAGTGCTTCGACCACGTCAAAGCCCTCGCACCCGACGGGCACGACGTGATGAAGGACTCCGCGAACGACGCCCAGGAATGGACGATCGTCTCCAGCAAACCCGCCAATGGCGCCCAGGTGCGCATCTCAACCGCGATCACCCTCACGCTCCGTGCCCCCGGTGAAACCGCCAGCCCGACACCGTCGCACACCCGTAGCGTCACCGCGACCAAGCCACCCACGCGCAACCCGGCTCCGGTCCACACAACGCATCGCCCGGCCGCGCCTCACACGACCGCGCCAGCCGTCGACGACCACGGTGGGGCGACCGCGCTCTGCAATGACGGCTCGTTGTCTTACAGCCAGCACCACCAGGGCACTTGCTCCCACCACCACGGAGTGGCCGTCTGGTACAAGTGACGACTCGGCGGGCTGGCTAGCTGTCCACCCGGCTTGATGATCACCCTGGTGGACACTGGGCTCAAAACCCTCATGCACCACGGGAGGCCCGCCATGCCCGCCGCCTGTCCTGGTCCCTGCAACAACGCCTGGCGCAAAGCCGAGGCTGCTCAAGCTGCCGACGGCACGGAGCACCAGATCGCCCCTGCGTGGGGCAACCCGATCCACTGCCAGCGCTGTACCGATCGCGCGCACAGCCAGCTCGGCGAGCTCCCCGAGCTGGTCGTTGCGATCCAGCTCGAGGCGGTGAACGGCACCACACCGAAGGCAACCGGCACCATCGGCCGAACAACCGCCGTACTGTCCTGGCCGGGCCAAGCGTCACGGATCCTGACCGACCACATCATCACTGGCCTCCTCGGCCTCGAAGACGTCATCCGCGCCGGCCGCCAGCTCCCGGCCCGCGATGCCCGCGGCCGTGAAGGCGTCGACCTGGTCGCCTCTGTGACGTTTCTCCGCTCGCACCTGATCTGGGTCCTCGACCGGTACCCCGGTGAGACCGACCCGACGACCGGGGAGACGATGGACCCGGCCGCGCTCATCCGCCAGTGGCACCGAGGCGCCGAGAAGTTCACACGCCGCGACGCGCGCCTGGAGCACCATCCACTGCCGTGCCCGCGGTGCGACTTGCTGACGCTGTTCCGTGCCGACGGCGAGAACTACATCGAGTGCCGGAACGTCAACTGCCAGACCCTGCTGACTCCCGCCGAGTATCACGAGCACAGCCAGCAACTCGCCACCGCACACCGCTCGCTCGCAGCCGCTTGACCTGGGGCAATACGTGTGTCAGATTTGCCGCGGATCACTATGCCTTCCGAAGGGCCCCGGACTCGCCTCCGGGGCCCTTTCGCGTATCACCCAGCAGGGAGGCGCTGTGTACCTCGACACCGACCTCCAGAACACCACCTGGACGACTGAAGAAGCCGCGAACGCCGCTGGCGTCACCAGGGATGTGATCTACCAATGGCGGGCCCGCGGAAAGATCGCCCCCGTCAACCGGCGCGGCTGGCCCCGATACCGCGCCCTCGACATCCTCCGCGTCGAGCAGGCCACCCGCCAGCGCGCCGGCCGCACACACGCGGCTGTCTGATCGTCCGCTGCTGGCCGCGTTGAGGGTCGCGGCCAGCAGCGGATCACCACCGGGCGGAGGTAGAAGTCGTGCTGCCGGTCACGCAGACGATCCTGCACAGCGATCCGTCCGGCCGCCTCGGCAACTGCCTCCAGGCTGCAGTCGCTTCGCTGCTGGAGCTGCCGATCGAGGACGTCCCGCACTTCGTTCAGCACGACGACTGGCTGGAGCGGCTTGCCGCGTTCTGCCTGGAGCACGGCTACCAGGCGGTCATCTGTGACCCTGACGCGTACGTGGCCTACGGCATGGCCTGGGGTCGCTCACCGCGGGGTGTACGGCACGCCGTCGTCTGGGCCGACGGTGGGATGGCGTGGGATCCGCACCCGTCACGCGAGGGCCTTGAGCAGGTCACCGAACTGATCGCGTTCGAGCCGATCCACGCCCGGCCCATGAGTCCGGCGCCCAGCGAGGAGACACCCCTGTGAAGCCCAGCGTCGGCCGTACCGTCCACTACGTCAGCTACGGCACCCCCGGAGGCGAGTACGCCTCGGAGTGCCGGGCCGCGATCATCACCGAGCTCAGCGGCGACCCCGACCACCCCAACCAGGTCGGGCTGGCTGTCTTCAACCCGACCGGCATGTTCTTCAACCGCGCTGTCCAGTACGACGACGGCGCCGAGCAGCTCGGGACCCCCGACTGTCCCAACACGATCTCGCACGGCGATCCCTTCAGGTACTGCACATGCGGCTGGCGCGAAGCCGCGTACGCCGGCGGCACCTGGCACTGGCCCGAGCGCGTCGCCGAGTAGGAGGACGGCATGGCTTCCGATGGCGATTCCACGTCCGCTCCTGCTGAAAGCCTCACTGTCGACGGCGCCCTGGGGAACGCCGCGCGGCTGCTTCGGAACGCCGAGATGTGAGAGAGGTGCCATGAGCCGGGCTCGCGCTGACGTGCCGCACTCCGCTGAACTTCGCATGGTCGTCACCAGGGCGGACGGCACCGTCGAGGACCAGGGCGTCGTCAACGCTCAGTACTAAGAGGAGGCCCTGATGGGGGCTGTCGTGACCGCCAAGGGGCGGGAGATCATCGCTGGCCGGATGCGTGGCAGCACGCCGACGCAGGCCGAGCCCCTGAACGCCGCGTGGGGCCAGAACCCTGCCGGTCTCAGCGCTGCTGTGTCTGACGTGGGCCTGTTCAAGGAGGCGTCTGAGTCGCGGGTGGTTGGTACGTCGTCGGTCGTGACGACGACCACCCCGTCCGACACCTACCAGGTGACCGCGACCTTCACGTCCGGTTCCACGCAGTCGATCGCCGAGGTCGCCCTGTCCGACAGTGCGTCCAAGCCCACCGCCGTCGACTCGGTCCAGGCCGGCTCCGCTGTCATCGGCTCGACCTCAGCGACGACCCTGGTCGTCGCGAACGGCGCGAACTTCTCCGTCAACCAGTACATCCAGGTCCGCACCGAGGTCCTGAAGATCACGAGCATTTCGACGAACACATTGACGGTGACCCGCGCGCAGAACGGCTCCACCGCGATCTCCACCATCGCCTCCGGCGACACCGTGACCGGCGGGAACATCCCCGGCGTGAGCAACGTGACCAACGGGTCGCTGTTCTTCCACGCCGACCACGGCGCGCAGGCGCTCGCCTCCGGCGACCAGGTGAGCTACACCCTCACGGTCAAGTACCAGTAACGAGCGCCCCCGCGAGGGAGGGAGCAGCTCGTGGCGATCGCGTTCGGGTCCTCGTCTACGAACACCGCGCAGAACGCGAGCAGCCTCACGATCAACGTTCCGTCAGGGACAACGAACGGCGATCTGCTCATCCTTGCGTTCTCCGCAGACACTGCCAGCATCACCCTGTCCGGCCTCTCCAGCTGGACTGTGCTGGACAACTTCAACGACACCACCGACGGCGAACGGCTCTTCACCTATTACAAGATCGCCTCATCGGAACCGGCCAGCTACACGATCACCCCCTCGCTGAACCCGCTGGAACTGGCGGGAGCGATAGTCCGCTACACCGGCGTCAATACCAGCACGCCCGTCCACCTGCACCCGACACGGACCACGAAGACGAACGGCACGTCCCTCGCCTCACCCGCGCTGACCGGCGCGGCAGGCACGGACATGTCGGTGCTGATTTGGTGCCACGGCGCCGTCAACTCGGGTACGTACTCGGCGACGATGCCCAGTTCGCCGTGGACGTCGCGCGTCAATCTCGTCTCGTCATTCGCGTCGAATTTCAATGTCGGCGTCGGTGCTGTGGACCAGATCGCGGCGACCGCCGCCGCGACCGCCACGACGTCCGTGTCGTGCGGCCTGATGTGCACCGCAGTGGCGTTGACGGCGGCGTCCGGCCCGGCCGTCTACAACATCAGCGCGGCTGCGACACCCACTACAAGCGCAATGACGGGCCGGTCGGCTGCGCTGGCCCGTGCGGCCACCGTGACGACGGCAACTGCCGCTGTTCGCCTCCTCGCACTTTCCGCCCGGGCCGCGGTGGCGTTTCTCACGGCCGGAGTCGGCCGGCGGGCCGCACTCGCCCGTGCGGCGACGGCTACGTCCGTACCAGGCGTGGCCCGGGCCGCCGCCCTGGTTCGCGCGGCCACGGCCACGAACGCACCCGTTGTCGCCCGGGCGACGGCTCTGCCCAGGTCTGCGGCCGTCACGACTGCGACGTCAGCCAGGCGCCTGCTCCTCCTCACCGTCCTCGCCGCCGTCGTCGGCACGGTCGCGTCCGTACGCCGGGCGGCACTTCTCGCCCAGGCCGTGGCAGTCTCGGCCGCCAGGGTGGCGCAACGCCGCACCACCCTGGGCGCGTTGACCACGACCAGCGTGACCGGGCCGGCCGCGCAGCGTCGAGCCGGCCTGTTGCGGCAGGCGTCCGTCACTACCGTCAGTACGGCGGTGTGGGGGCGCATGACCAGCCTGCTCCTGCAGACGACGGTCAGTCCCGCGGCGGCGATGGCCCGGGTGATCGGGCTGCCCCGTTCGGCGAACGTGCTCCTGACGGCGGGATGCGCTCGGGTGGCAGCTCTCGCCCGGGCCGCCAGCGTGACCACTTCGGGCGCCGCTGCGCGCAATGCGCTCCTCGCTCGAGCAGCCGCTGTCACCGCTGGCCCAGGCATGAGCCGGCGGGTGACGCTTGGCCGGTCAGCTCTAGTGGGCACCACCGCGGCGTGCCGACGTACGGCAGGGCTCGCCCGTGCGTGTACGACGACCACCGCGGCGACCGTCGCGCGGATGCTCTCGACCGTCCTCTCCGCCACTGTCAGCCTGCCCGACACCGTCCGGCGGGCCGTCCACATCACGCGCGGGACCAGCACTACGACGAGCGCCTACGTGCAGCGGCTCGCGTCGCTTGCCCGGTCGGTGACGACGACTCTCGCTACGGGCCTCGAGCGTGGGCAGGCATTTACGCGGACGCTCGCCGCAACCGTCACCACGACCGCCGCGGTGAGCATCAGCCAGATCGCGCACGGCATCATCCTCGCCGCGCAAGTCGCCACCACCGCCACCATCACCCGCGCCACGCAGCTCAGCGCCGCGGCCACCGCGCTCACCACGGCCGCCGCGCGCCGGACCGCCGACCTGGCCGCGTCCGCGATCCTGCTCCTAAAGGCGCAGACCGCACGGGCCACCGGCCTACTTGCGGCCGCCACCGTGGCCGCCGACGCCGCCGTACAGCGCGCGACGGCCTTGACCCAGGCCGCCGCCCTCACCACCGCGGCGGCGGCGCGCAGAGCCGCAGGGATCGCCGTCACGGCCGCCGCAGCCCTGGGCGCTGCGCTGACCCGCACGCCAAGGCTCAACCTGGCCACCGCCACCACCGCGGCGGCCCGGATCGCCCGTACCGCGAGCCTCGCCCGCACCGCTACCGTGGCCACCGCCAGCCGGGCGGAACGGCTCCTCGAGCAGGCCCTCGCCGCGGTCGCCAGCACGGCCGCGGTGGCGAGCGTGCGGGGCGCCGTGCGCCTGGCCCTCGAAGCCGGCCTTACTACCGCGGCGAGTGCTCGACGACGCATCAGCCTGACTCGGCAAGCGGTCCTGACGACCGCCGCCCGTACGATCCGCCGCACGACACTGAGCGCGTACCAGGCGCTCGTCCCAGTCGCGGCCAGCATCCGCTCCGGCCGCCTCTACGAGCTTGCCCTGCAAGCCATCACATCTGTGACGGCGGCGGCAACGGCGGTCCGTTCGAACCTCCGCGCGCTCGTCGTCACCGTGCGCGGTCCGTTCGGCCGCTGGACCACCCAGCAGGGCGCCGCACGGTGGAGTGCCGAGCAGGCTCCCGGCCGCTGGCAAGCAGAGGAACGGGCGCGCGGGTGGCGGTCGTGGCTGACCCGATCCCGCTGGCGTATCGACGAATAAGGGGGCGGGATGCAGGAGATCGACCGCGACTCCCGCGAGTACGTCGGCGCCGAGGTATCCGCCACCGTGCAGGGCCAGCCCTACAACCCCACCAACGACCTGGTCGAGTTCGCATTCACCAGCGGCAGCGCCCGGCCCACCGACTGGTATCCGGGCGGTTGGGAGTCCACCGAGCCGAGCACGGCCATCAGCTCGTACCGGGCACAGATCCTCATCGGTCCCGGCAGCCCGGGACCGTCCCTTGAGCCCGGCAGATACATGACGTGGCTGCGTATCACCGACAGCCCCGAGCAGCCCGTCGTGCAAATCGGCTGGCTCGCCATCACCTGAAGGAGACCGGCGTGGACACCCTCACCCCGCCACCCCAGCCCGGAGCCGAGTAGTGGGCAGCCGCGGCCACAAGCGGGAGCTGCCGGAAGGCTTCGAAGAGTTCCGGAAGAACGGCGTACGCCGCTGCTGGGCCCGCACGAAGAAGTCCGGCGGCACCAAGCAGTGCCCCAATCCCGCGATGCAGGGGCAGAACATCTGCCAGGTCCACGGCGGGAAAGCCCCCCAGAACCTCGCGAAGGCGAAGGAACGCATGACCGAGACCAGGGCGCGCGCACTCGTCGAAACGTACGGCCGACGCATCGACACCACAGCCACTGAAGCACTCCTCGAAGAGGTCCAGTGGACAGCCGGCCACGTCGCGTGGCTGCGCGAGCGGGTGCAGGAGATCGAGTCCGACGCCCGGGTCGAGGGCACGGACCGGGAGCATCCGCTGGTCTGGGGCGTCACAAAGGAAAAGAGCGGCGGCGAGGACTACGGCACAACCGAGGAAGCCGTCCCGAGCGTCTGGCTCCGCCTCTACCAGCAGGAACGCGACCACCTGGTGAAGGTGTGCTCGGCTGCCATCAAGGCGGGCATCGAGGAGCGTCGCATCCAGCTTGCCGAGCAGCAGGGCGCTCTGGTGGCGCAGGCGATCCGCGCGATCCTCGGCGACCTGCAGCTCACCCCTGAGCAGCAGGCCCGCGTGCCTGAGGTCGTCCCGCGTCACCTGAGGTCGCTTGCCGGAGCCTGATCGTGAGGGGCGGTGCCGGTGACCGCCACGCTGGACTGGGCCGAGCACGCGGCCCGGGCGTTCGAGCCTCGCGACGTGTTCGGGCTGCTCAACTACGTGCCGACCCCGAAGCAGCTGGAGTTCCACGCTGCGACAGAGTTCGACGTTCTGTACGGCGGCGCGGCCGGCGGCGGTAAGACGAAGGCGCTCCTCATGGACGCCATCCGGGACTGCGACCAATATCCCGGGCTACGAGTGGGGGCGTTCCGGCGCTCGTACCCGGAGCTCAAGGAGTCGCTGATCGCCGAACTGGCGCAAGTCGGCTTCGCCAAGGCACTGGGCGCTTCCTGGAATGGCACGGAGTACGAGCTGCGGTTCGCGAACGAATCGCTGATCATGTTCCGGTACGCGAAGACGATCCAGGAAGCCACCCGCCGGCAGGGTGGCCAGTACCAGAAGCTCCTGTTCGACGAGCGGACGTTGACGCCTCCGGACGTCGTCAGCTTCCTGGAGTCCCGGCTTCGGTCCGGGCGCCGGGACATTCCCGTGCTGGGGATCCGGTCAGGTACCAACCCAGGTGGTGCGGGTCACGGCGCCGTGAAGTCGAGGTATATCAAGCCGACGAACTACGGCCAGAAAGTCATCCGGGACGTGCGCGGCCGGACGGTCCGCTTCATCCCGTCCAAGCTGTCCGACAACCCGCACGTCAACCCGGAGTACGCCCAAGACCTTCAGGCCCTCGACGGCAAGCTCCGCAGCGCTTTCCTGGACGGTGACTGGGACGTGTTCCAGGGCCAGATGTTCCCCGAGCTGAAGCGGGACCGGCATGTCGTCCAGCCGATCACGCTGCCCGCCTCGTGGAAGCGGTACAACGGGCTCGACTGGGGTTTCACCAAGCCCTGGGCCGTCCTGTGGGCGGCAGTCGACGAAGACGGCCGTGTCTGGGTCTACCGGGAGATCTACAAGACGCAGGTCGGCGAGGCCGACCAGGCGAAGCAGATCCTCGCAGCGGAGTCCGAAGGCGAGCACGTCGCGGTCCGGTTCGCGGACGACGCGATGTGGGCCACCCGCGGCGACGCCAAGGCCATCGCCGACATCTACGCCGAAAACAACGTTCACCTCACCCAGGCCGGGAAGGGCGCCGGCTCCCGAGTGACCGGCTGGCAGCGCGTCCGCTCGTACCTCAAAGAGGGCCCGGCGTGCCCGCACCACCGGGCGCAGGGCTGGAAAACCTGCCCGATGATCCACCTCTTCGAGACCGTCACCGAGCTGTACCGCGAACTGACAGACCTGCCGCACGCCACCAAGGGCGACCCCGAGGACGCGGACACCACCGCCGACGACCACGCGGCCGACGGCCTGCGCTACCTCCTCACCAACCTCGGATCGGGCCCGGAGATGGTCATCCTCGACGAGGCGCCGGCCGAGCCGATCGCGGAGGCGCTCCAGCCGCTGGGGCAGACGATGGCCTACCGGCCGGCCGACCCTGCACCGGGCGACGACGCCTGGTGGTCCGATGACGACGACGATGCGCCGCGTGCGGGGAGGACGGTGGAATCCCCGTGGGGCTGAGGAGTTGGTGGAGGAACAGGCAGGCAGAGCCGGAAGTCCTGGAGACCGCGTCGGCCGAGCGGAAGCAGCTTCCGGAGCGATCCGGCTTCGAGTACGGCATCGGCCCGGGCGGTCTGACCGAGACCAACCAGGGCGGCGGCGCGGCGACGCAGACCGACCGCCGCACAATGCTGGACCAGCTGTACCAGGCCTACCTGGCGTGCCCCTGGGCGTGGGCGTCCGTCAACGCGATCGCCCGCACCATCACCGCCGGCGGTCTCGTCACCGACTGGGACAACGACGACGGCGAGGGCGACGAGGAAGCCCCGGACAAGCCGGCCGAGGTCCAACTCCTCGAGGGAATGCTCGCCTTCTGCAACCCGCGGGAAAACATCCGGCAGATCTTGCGCGGCGTGATCGTCGATCTGCTGGTGTTCGGCGACGCGTACATCGAGGTCGTGTGGATCGGGAAGCAGCCGGTCGCCCTGTACAGCCTGGACTGCCCGAGCATGCTGCCGATCGCTGACGAGCACGGCAACGTGACCTCGTACGTGCAGCTGACGGAGATGGGCCAGCGGGCCACGTTCGAGTCGCGCGAGGTCATCCATATCTCGCTCGATTCGCCGCGCTCGAGCGTGTTCGGTGTCAGCCCGACACAGGCTGCGCTCCTGCCGATCACGGCCTGGCTGTTCGCCGCCGCCACCAGCAAGGAGATCTTCCGTAAGGGTGCGCCGCCGCAGCTGTGGGTGGATCATCCGTCGAGCGCGACGGCTGCGGAGATCAACCGGTGGAACGCGCAGTACCAGCAGCGGAACGTGGGTCCGCGCAACATCGGCAATCCGATCAACACCAAGGGCGGGGCCAAGGTCTCGGAGCTGGCGCAGTCCCGGACCATGGACTATCTGAAGTTCCTGGACCAGAAGCGGGACGAGATCATCGCCTCGTACGGTGTCCCGCCGGCGAAGGTCGGGATCATCGAGTCGGGGAACCTCGGTGGTGGCACGGGTGAGGCGCAGGACCGCACCTTCATGATCAACACTTGCCAGCCCATCGCGGAACTGGTCCTCGAAGCGTTGAACTTCGCCCTTGCCAAGATCGGATTCGGTGTCGAGGGCTGGAAGCTGAAGTTCCGCGACATCGACATGCGGGACTCCAAGACCGTCGAAGACATCCGCGACCAGCGCCTCCGCAACGGCTCCTGGAGTCTCAACCGCTACCGCGCCGACATCGGCGAACCGTCTGTTGACGGTGGCGACCAGGCCGTCCTCGTCGACCGCGAGAACTTGGTCAAGTGGTCCGACATGGACGCCGCGTCCAAGGCCAACATCGCATCGAAGCTCAAGGGCACCGACCTTTCGCCGGCCGACCCGGTCCACGGCGAACCGATCGGCGTGGAGAAACCTGAACCGGCCCCCGTCCCACCCCAGCTTCAGGCGTTCGCAGGCGGTAAGCAGCCGCCCGGGCCGGAAGGCGCCGAGCCGGACGACGACGAGCAGCCGGAAGAGCCGCAGCAGGAAACGGCACGCGCTCTGTACCGGCGACGTCTCCGGGAAGCCCTCGCCGCGCTACCAGGAGGTATCGATGAGCGCGCCGCCTGAACCAGGCCCTGTGTGGCCGCTGCCGGACCCGCCGAACCATCCACTGCGGGCCAAGGACGTGGGCGCGCTCATCAAGAAGCGCGTCGGCTGAACGACAGGCGGTGAGCATGGCATCCCCGGACTATTCCGACGGCTGCATGATCGCCCTCTACCCGCCCCCCGACGTGGCGGCAGCGCTGGCAGTGAAGGACGGACTACCGGCCGACGAGCTGCACGTCACCGTCGCCTACTGCGGGGACGCGGCTGACATCGATGGCGACGCCATTCGAGAGGTCGTCGCCGAGCTCGCCGAACGGCAGCCGATCACCGCGCATATCGCTGGCCACGCCCGGTTCACCGGGGGCGAGAAGGACGTCATCGTTGCCCTCGTCGACTCCGCTGACCTGGAGGACCTACGCAGGGACACTCTCGACGCCCTACACGCGCGAGGCATTCAACCGCCCCGCGACCACGGCTTCACCGCGCACTGCACCATCACCTACCTTGACCCGGACGAGCCATCACCGCTCGATCGACTCGACGGCCAATCCGTCGAATTCACCGCCCTGTCCGCCGTGCACGGCACCGAGCGCACCGATACCCCGCTCGAGCACCCGATGGCCGCACCAGCCCGAGAGGCGTTCGCTGCCGGTTGGGCGCTGTCCGGCGGTCCGATGACCGAGCGGGTGAAGGCGGCAAGCACCGCGGCCATGCACACGGCCATCGAGTGCGCCGACGACCCGCACATTCTCGAAGTCACCATCGACCTCGGGAAGCTCGAAGGCATGTGGGCGCTCCTCTTCCAGCGTCGCGAAGAGAAGCAGGCAGAGCACACCCGGCTCGTCGCCGAAGCGTGGCGGCCTCTCATCGACCGGGCCGCGGTCGCGGACATGGTCGACCGTTTCCGCAGCCACGCCGGACTCTCCGAAGCCGCCCGAGACTTCCTCACCGAAGCCCTCGCCGCCGCCCGGGCCATGCTCCACGCACTCGCCGACCTCACCGGCTGGACCGCCGTACGCACCGCGATCCGGAACGCCATCGCCGCAGGCAACGCCGAGGGCATGGTCAACGCAGTCGCGATCGCAGCCGAACGCGCGAGCGTCGTCGGCCTCGATTGGAACATCGCATTCAAAGACGCCTACGAGTCCCTCGCGCGCCTCGACGAGCTGTGGGGCAACGCCGACGGCTGGCTCGGTCGCATGCTCGACCGGGCCACCGCCGATCTCGGGAGGGCCCTCGCAGAGGCCGCTGAGGAAGGTGCGTCCCGCGAAGAGATGATCGAAGCCGCAATGGACGTCCTGGGTAGCACCGACGTCGAAGCGGTCGCGTTCACCGTCGACTGGGCCATGACCACCGCCGCCGACGACGGCGCCCTGCGTCTCTACCGCGCCGAGGGCGTCCGACAGATCGACGTCATCACCGCAGGCGACGGCCGCGTCTGCGCAATCTGCGCCGACTACGAAGTCGGCAGCCCCTGGAACACGCTCGACGTGCCCCGGCTCCCGACGCATCCGTACTGCCGCTGCTGCTACGCCGCCGCCGTGTCTATGGCCAACTTCGCAGCCTGGTTCGTCTGACCCTGAAGGGAGGCCCGCGTGGCCGATCGCATTGGCACCATCACCGGCATCGCCCTCGTCCCCGGCGTCTCCCGCAACGGCCGCCTGTACACGGCCGAGGCGATCGGCCGGGCCGTGCAGCGCGCCAAGGCCCGCATCGAAGAGGACGGCGCGCCGCTCACGATGCTCACCCACCACGCGGCCGACGACGACTCCACCCAAATCGTTGGCCAACTCACCAGCGTCACCCAGCTCGAGGACGGCAGAGCCGCCTTCACCGCTGACCTCGCAGACACCGACGAGGCCCACAAGATCGCCTCCCTGGTCGACACCCGCAAAGGCCGGCCCTTCCTCAAGGGCGTGTCCATCCGCGGCGCGTGGGTGGGCAAAGTCCGCAACGAGCGCGGCCCGGACGGCGCCCAGGTGCAGACCGCCGATGACCTCGAGCTGGACGGTCTGGACTTCACCCGGAAGCCCGGCGTGCTCGGAGCCCAGGTCGACAGCTTCACCCCGACGGCGGCGGGCGCCCCGGCGGAGACCGCGCCCGAAGGCCGGGTGCTCATCACCGAGTCAGTGCAGGAGGCGCTGGTGACCACGACCGTCACGGAAGCCGAAGCGAAGGACGGCGACGCCAGCAAGCCGTACGGCGACGTCGCATACGCCGACCCCGGCTACCAGTCGGACAAGAAGAAGCGGTACCCGCTCGACACCAAGGCCCACGCGAAGAGCGCCTGGTCGTACATCAGCCAGGCCGACAACGCCCGCCTGTACACCTCAGCGCAGCTGAAGCGGGTGAAGCAGCGCATCGTCAAAGCACTGAAGAGCTTCGGGGTGCAGGTCGCCGCGCAGGAGGGCTGGCTGATCGAGCCGGCCTCCCAGGTGACGGAGGCACTCGCCGAGTGCTGGGGCATGGACTCGGCGGACGCCGGGAACCTGTACGTCTCCCTCACCAACGGCCCGACCACAGTGACGGTTTCGTCGTACAGCCTCGACCCCCACGACTTGGACGCGGTCGGCCGGGCAGCGATGGCTGGCGCCGTACAGACGCTCGTCAACATCGACCCGGACCTCGACGCCGACGTGGACGTCCCCGGCGAGCCCGGCGACGACACCCCCACGGCCACCGCGGCTGGCGCGCCGTGCCCTTGTGGCTGCGGCTGCGCGATCCCTGAGACGCCCGGCGCGTGCCCGTGCCAGTGCTCTGGAGGACAGTGCGCGCACTGCATGGGCGAGGACGACGACGGTGACGGCGACGACGCCATGGAGAGCCTGGCGTACGTCAGGGCAGGCGAGCCCCTCACAGCGGCCCAGCAGCGGCTCCTCGAAGAGTCCGGCCTGCTCAAGCCTGGCGTGGTGGTGACTGCTGGCCTGGTCAATCAGGCCATCGATGCCCGACGCGCCCTCACCGAGACATCGGCGCCGGAGCCTCCGGCCGCCGACATCCCCACCGAAGAGAAGGAGGGGCCCGCCATGGCGGAGTCCACCACCCCGGCGGCTGAGACCGCTGCCGTCCCCGCCGCTGGTGGGGTCCACCTGACCGACGAGCAGTTCGAAAAGCTCCTCTCCCGCCTCGGCCCGGCGCCCGTCGCGCCCGCGACCCCGACAGAGTCCGCGCCGGCCGAGCCGGTCGCCGAGACCCAGGCCGCAGCCCCGGCCGCCGCTGCCGAGGTCACGGAGACCGAGGACCAGCGCATCCAGCGTCTGATCGCCGAGGGCGTCGCCGCGGCGCTGCCGAAGGCGATCCAGGAACACGTCGAGACCACCGGCGGCCCGTCCCGCAAGGGCCTCGTCGAGCCGGTCACGGAGACGTCGGCCACCGGTCCGACCGCCTCGGGCCTGCCCGAGGGCGCGCCCGCGAAGCCGCTCCACGAGTACACGCAGGAAGAGTGGCGCCAGCACATCGCACCGGTCGTCACCGGCGCGGTGTTCAACGGCCGCGGCCCCGCCGAGTAAGACGCCACCCCGGCGTCCCCCTGAACCACCTGACCGCCAGCTGCTGCTGGTGCCGCTTCGGCAGTGATGGTCGCCCAGCCCCGCCACCCCGTCTTGGTGCGCGGGGCTTCGCCATATCCCCCTTCTGCCGAAAGCAGGCATCACCATGAGCAACGAGCTCCGTGAGGCGCTGACCGCGTCCGGCGCAGCCCCGCTCGTCCCCACGATCGTCGACCCGATGCTGCTGGAGTACCAGCGGCGCTACGCCCCGCTCGTGCGGGCGATCCCCACCAAGAAGTGGGACTCGACGGTCTACTACTTCAACCAGCGCACCGCCCGTGCGGCTGGCGGCTTCGTCACCGACGGTGGCGCCCGATCGGTCTCCAACAGCACGTACGTGCAGAACCAGTTCACGATCCGCAACATGCAGAGCGTGGGCGCGGTCACCGGCTACTCCCAGGCCGTGACGAAGGGCCTGATCGGCGACCTGAAGCAGCAGGAAGTCGAGGGCGCGATCCAGGGCCTGTACTGGGACATCGAGAACGCGGTCCTGTGGGGCAACAGCGCCTCCACGCAGCTCGGCGCCTACCCGCAGTTCGACGGCCTCGACTCCCTCGTCAGCACGTTCTCCGGCTCCAACCAGAACGCGATCGACTTCAACGCCGCGATGTCGCTGGGCGCCCTCGACAAGCTGATCGACATGGTCGAGCAGCAGGCCGCGATGGGCATCTACGACGCCCAGTGGATGCTCGTCATGAGCTCCACCGCCGCGTCGAAGGTCGCGCAGCTCCTGCAGGCGCAGCAGCGGTTCTCCGACCGGGTCGAGGTCGCCGGTGGTCTGAACGTGCCCACCTACCGGGACATCCCGATTATCAAGACGTCGTTCCTGTCGGCGCGTTCGTTCGGCATGGGCACCGTCACCACGGCCACCGCCACCACCGGCGGCACCCTGGCCGCGAACACGTACTACTACCAGATCGTCCCGGTCATCGCCCGCCAGGGCGAGATCCTCCCGTCAGCCGAGGTGTCCCAGGCCACCACCGGCTCGACCAGCACGGTCACCCTGTCCTTCTCCACCCCGGCCGGCCTGGACGGCTCCCAGCCGAACCTCTACAAGGTGTTCCGCGGCACCGCGACCGGCGGTGAGACGTTCCTCGGCTACGTCGACGCGACCGTCGGTCTCGCCGCGGACGGTGTCACCCCGATCCTCACCACGAGCATCGTCGACGACGGCACCAAGCTCACCCCGAAGAACGCCTCCACCGTCCCGGCGCAGGGCCCGGCGACGTACGTCGGCACCAACGCCTCGGTGAAGCCGCAGGCGGCCGGCCAGGAGAACATCTACCTGATGGCCCGTGACCAGAACTTCGTGGTCCGTCCGTACGTCCGCGAGCTCACGCCGCTCGACGTGTACCCGACCACTGCCGGCCCGGACCAGCTGCCCTTCGCGATCGCGTCGGACACCACCCTGGCTGTGCGGGCGCCGAAGTACCTGGGCCGTCTAGCCCGCGTCACGACCTCCCTGTCCAGCTGACCCCCAGTGGCGCGCCACCTGCCTGGGTGGCGCGCCGCGCTCAACCCCAAGGAGTGGAGAGCATGGCTCTCATCCGCAAGGCCGCAGCGGGCAGCGACTCGTTCGGCCATGTCTGGCCGGAGGACGGCGCCGTCGTCGAGATCGACGACGCGGAGCAGATCGCCGCGCTCATGGCGATCACGGATGCCGGCTTCAGCGAGGTCACCCCGCCCGGCGACGAGGACCCGAAGGAACCCGAGGATCCCAAGGATCCCGAGGACGGGGACCCGGAGGGTGACAAGGACCCGGAGGACCCGGAGAAGAAGGAGTTCTCCGAGATCGACCCCAAGGCCTCCACCGGCGAACCCGAGCCGACACCGCCCGCCAAGAAGACCGCAGCAGCCCGAAAGACCGCCGCCTCGCGCAAGGTCGAGGAGTAGCCCATGGCCGCGGACTGCCCCATCCCGCTCGCCACCAGCGCGGACATGCAGGAGGGGCAGTTCGCGGACCTGGTACGCGACTACAGCGCGTCGGACATCGATCAGTTGATGGTTGAGTCCACGCGCTTGTGCGAGGGCATCGCCGGACGCCGCCTGGCGCCGTTCACGGGCTTGCCGGAAACACACCGGGCCACCGGGATCGACCCGGACGAGTACTCCGACGCCAGCAACATGCCCATGGACCTGCAGGGCACGCTCGGCCGGTCCTACGCCGACGCGCTCGGCGCGAGCGACCAGGTGCGGCACTGCTGGCTGAACGAGTACGCCGGTCGGTACCCGGACATGTGGACCTACGCCAACCTGCAGGTCACGATCCTCCGGTCCTACGGCGGCACGTCGACCGTCGCCTCGACGACGCTGCTCGGGGCCGAACCCGACAGCGGGCATGTGTGGTTCCAGCTCGGCACGTTCCTGCCTGTCGGCTCGCTGATCCGCGTCACCTACGACGGCGGGTACACCACGGTCCCTGCCGACCTTGCACGCGCCTGCAAGTTGAAGGCGGCCGTGCTGGTGCTCGGTGAAATCGACCCGGGTGGCACCCAGTTCGGCCACGACCCCGCCGCGCTGGACAAGCAAGCCGAGGCGATCCTGTGCCGCTACCAGCCCAGCTGAGCCGACGGGAGGCACGGTGAGCACAGCAGACGCCGTGACCCGCGAGACCGCGTGGCTGAAGGCGTACGACTTCTCCGACGGTCTGCCGGCGCTCCTGAAGGCGGATGGCGGACCGTTCGACGTTGTGCAGGCGTACGTGCCCAGAACCGGGGCGCAGCGGCAGTCCCGGCTCTACGTGACGCGCAGCAACCTGCGGGTGGAGCGGTTCGGCTTCAACCGGAAGATCAACCACCACACGTTCATGCTGCGCCTGTACTGGCCGCAGTCCTCGCCCAGCGGGCAGGCCGAGTCAGTGCAGCGCGACTTCGATACGGCCGTGGACGCCGTGGTGCAGCGTGTGTCCGGCCTGTTCATGGACAAGACGCACGGTGCCCGCTTCTTGTCCGTCGCCGAGGATCCGGCTGCGATCGACGTCCTGTTCGGAGACCCCGAGGCATCGATCCTGGCGAAGGCCGAGCTCACCGCGCAGATCACCTACCAGGCGGACGACCAGGACTACACCTCCTGACCCGTCCCCTTCTCCCTTCCCGGCCCCGGCAGCGGGGCCTTTTTCATGCCCCCGCCCGCCCCAGGAGCCCCCGTGAGCCAGGAAGCCGATACTCCGCCGCTGGTCCGGCAGCGCAACACCACCCCCTACGCCTACAACGTCGCCGAGACCAAGGAGCACCCGGCCTACGCGGTGCTGCCCGGCGAGACGGCCGAACTCCCGGCCCTCCTCGACGGCTGGACTCTCCTCGAAGACGAACCCGAGCCTGTCGCCGACGAGACGCCGGCCAAGGCCCCCAGCAGGAAGCGCGCCGCCGCGGCGGACACCGACAAGGATGGAGGTGAGCCGCGGTGACCCTGCTCGGACGGCTCGCATACGTGGGCCTCGCCAAGGAGACCACGCAGGGCACGTGGGTGACGCCCTCGTACTACCTGGCCTGCACCAAGCTCGACTTCGAGATCAACTACGACCAGCTGCGGGACGAGTCTTACCGCGCCAACGACTCCAACCTGCAGGGCCTGTACCAGGGCGCGGGCGAGTCCGCCGTCGACCTGGAGTTCAACGGCTACCCGGACGCGCTCGGCTACGCGCTGCGCATCATCGGCCCGGACACCGTCACGGCCGGGGTTTCCACGACGCTGTCGTCTGCGACGATCGCCGGCGCGACGTCAATCAGCGTGGCCGCGTCGATCCCTGTCGGCTCCACGATCATGATCGATACCGGGACGAAGGTGGAGTACGCCACCACCGGTACCCCGACCGGCTCCGGCCCGTACACGATCCCTATCGCCAGCCCGACCAGCGGCCTCACGTACGCGCACGCGTCCGGCGCCACCGTCGTGTCCCAGACCACGCACACGTTCAAGCAGTCCGCGACCACGCCGAAGCCCACCTACAGCCTGACCCAGTCGAACGTCCTGGAAGCGTGGGGCTACACCGGCCAGATGCTGTCCGACGTATCGATCAAGGTCGATCCGAAGGGCATCGTCACCTGCGGCGCCAAGTACACCGGCTGGATCCCCAGCATCCAGGCAGGCCCGTTCACTCCCGCGTTCTCTGTGCCCGCCCCGCTGCTGGGCTGGCAGTTCGCCATGACCAACGCCGGCGCAGCCTCGACGCGCGGCCTGTCGTACGAGCTGGCGCTCAAGCGGCCAGTGGAGGCCATCCACGCGTCCAACGGCTCGCAGCAGCCGCGTGAGGTGTTCTCCGGCGTCCTCGACGCTGACATCACCTACAAGGCGATCTACGAGAACGACACGGACTACAACCTCTACCTGCAGGCCCTGCAGAACAACCCGACCAGCATGAGCCTCGTGCAGCCGGTCGGCGCGGGCGTCGACGCGGCCGGCTCGGCGTTGACGATCACGACGACGCAGGGCGGCTGGTCCAAGGGCAAGCCCGATGTGTCCGGCACGTACGTGACCGCGGACTTCGAGGTCTCCGGCGTCTACAACGCCGCCGACTCCGGCTCGGTGCAGGCGGTCCTGAAGAACTTCGTGTCGACCGCCTACTGATCAACTCCCCGGCCGTGCCGCGCGTGAGGGCGTCGCGGCACGGCCGGGGGTCTCACGCCCTCAACGCCCTCTGCTAGGAGAAACATGTCCGGCTACACGAACCCCTACGTCCTGCTCCAGTTCCCTGACCTTGGCGACAACGTCAGCGTGCTGATGAAGAACCCGCAGCTGCTGCCGCCGTCCGAGATCCAGCCGGAGGACGTGCCCACCGACGAAAAGGGCGAGCCCCTGGACCCGAAGGCGGCGCAGGAGGCCATGTACAAGGTCATGGCCCGGCTCATCGTCGCCTGGAAGGTCTATGAAGCGTTCGCCCCGGACGCGACCCTGGACATCGACCCGGAAGCCGACCCTGCCGCGCTCTTCGAGTCGCTGGGTGCGGGTGAGCAGCAGCGACTGGGCAAGATCAATGTGGAGAACATCGCCCGTCTGCCCCTCGCGATCCTCAACCGCATCGGCGAGGAGGTCGGCCGGGTCGCGGACCCTCGGTAGGCCCAGGTTCTCCGTACTACGAGGACGTCCTCCTCCCGGTCGAATCGATCATCGAGGGCACGTGGGGCGGAAGTGTCCCCGCGCCTGCGGAGTGGACCGACTTCGCACTGATGAGGCGGATGCACTGGTCGTGGGAGCAGCTCCAGCAGACCCCGGTGTACGTGCGCCGTTACTGCCTCGACTTCCTCGGCATGATCGCCGAGCAAGAGGAACGCGAGATGGACCGGGAACGCCGGCGTGCAGAGCGGGAACGGGGGTGACCCGTGGGGGAACTCCGGCCGGGCGTGTTCACTCGGATTTTCGCTGAGGTGCAGCGTGAGGGGCAGCTGAAAGCACGCCGCGTGCTCACTCAGCTGGCATTGGTGATCGAACGCCAGGCGAAGATCAACGCGTCGGTGGGCGCGCACAAGCGGGGCACGCCCACCCCAGCTCGGCCAGGCACCGGCCCGGCCGTCATCTCCGGAACACTCCGCCGGTCCCTCACCCACAGCCCGGTCATCTTCAACGGCCGCGGGTGGGAGACGAAGGTCGGCACCGCCGCCGGGTTCACCCCACCGTACGGACGGACCCCGGCCAGCAAGTACGGCCTCTACCTGGAGACCGGCCTGAAGAACGGCTCCACCTACCCATTCCTGAAGCCGGCGGTCGATTTCGGGATGCGGGTTGTCGCCCCGCAGCTGTACCGGACCGTGTTCCGCGCCGGTTGGCCACGCATCTGACCTTCCCTCTTCCGCTTGTCCACCCCTGAGTTCGAGAGGCGGTGGCGTGCGTGGGAGCCGAGGTCGCCGATCTGTATGCCGTCCTGCGCGCGGAGACGGCCCCGTTCACGCGGGGTATGCGGGCCGCGTCGGAGGAGGGCGAGTCCTTCACCACGCGCATGGGTGGGGCCTCGGCCATGCTCAAGAAGCTCGGCGCGGCGACCACGCTGGTCGGTGTCGGCTTCGTCGCGTACGGCGTGAAGGCCGCGGGTGACTTCCAGCAGAAGATGAACCTGCTGGTCACCGCATGTGGCGAGTCGGAGAAGAACCTCAAGAAGGTATCCGACGGGGTCATGTCGCTGGCCCGGGAGACCGGCACCTCGACCGACCAGCTCTCCGAGGGCATGTACCAGGTCGAGAAGGCCGGCTACCGGGCCGGGGACGGCCTGCAGGTGCTGCGGGCGGCGGCACAGGGCGCGCGCGAGGAGGGCGCGGACCTCAAGGACGTCACGAACGCCATGACCAGCGTCATGGCCTCGTACCACTTGAAGGCGTCCGACAGCGTCCGCGTGATGAATGCCCTCAAAACCGCCGCTGGTGAGGGCAAGATGACGATGCAGGAATTCTCTGCGTCGCTGGCCACGGTCATCCCGATCGCCTCCGCCAACAAGATCAGTTTCGGTGAGGTCGGCGGCGCGATCGCCACTCTCTCCCAGCACGGCACGTCGGCGCGCGAGGCGACCCAAGAACTCGCCTCCACCATCCGCCAGCTCGCGGCGCCCAACAACGTCGCGATCCAGGAGATGCAGCGCCTTGGCCTCTCCTCGACCGACGTGTCCACCAAGCTCGGCAAGCGCGGGCTCACAGGCACCCTCGATCTGCTGTCCCGGACCGTGCTCGAGCACATGGGCAAGTCCGGGACCCTCCTCCTCAGTACCTTCAACAAGACGAAGCAGGCTGCCGCGGATGCCGACCAGATGGTCAAGAGCATGCCGCCCAACCTGCAGAAGCTGGCCCAGTCCTACTCCAAGGGCAGCATCAGCCTCGGGGACTGGCGCAAGGCGCTGAAGGGGCTGCCGCCGGAGCAGGCCAACCTGTTGTCGCAGTACGCGACGTTGCAGAACAAGACCAACGGGTTCGCGGCCGAGCTGAAGAAGGGCGGCCCGGCTGCTCAGACGTACACCGACGCAATCAAGAAGCTCACCGGTGGCGCGATCGGCCTGAACACCACGCTCCAGCTGACCGGGGAGAACACGGAGGGCTTCAAGGACCGCGTCGGGAAGGTCTCTGCCAGCTTCAACCACGCGTCGAAGGACGTCGAGGGCTGGAAGATCACGCAGCAGTCGTTCAACGTCCAGATGCTCCGCCTCAAGGAGGCGGTGACCACTGCGGCGATCACGGTGGGCGCCAAGCTCATCCCGGTCATCCTCAAGGTCGTCACTTTCTTCGAGAAACACAAGGCGGCCGCGATCGCTCTTGCGGTCGTCATCGGCACCGTGCTCACCGCAGCCGTGATCTCGTTCGCGACCGGAGCTGTGGTCGGCGCAGTGAAGGGCGTCGCGGACCTCTCAAAGGGCCTGATGGCAGCCGCGAAAGCGGTCAAAGCGTTCATGCTCTCCGAGCGGCTCGCCGCGATCGCCACGAAAATCTGGGCAGGCGTACAGGCCGTCTTCAACGCGGTCATGGACGCCAACCCGATCGTTCTCGTCATCATCGCGGTCGTGGCTCTCGTGGCCGCGATCATCTACGCCTACAACCACTCGGCCCGCTTCCGGGCGATCGTCCAAGCGGCGTTCGACGGGGTCAAGTCGGCCGCGATGTCGCTCTGGCACGGCATGCAGGCGGCATGGAACGGCATCGTCAGCGGCGTCACCTGGCTGTGGCACCAGATCGTCGGCATCTGGAACAACATCACCAGCGTCACCACCACCGTCTGGAACGGCATCACCGGCTTCTTCCGGAAGTGGTGGCCGCTCCTCCTGGTGATCTTTGCTACACCGATCGCGGTATTGATCAGCGTCTGGAATCACTGCCACCAGGCGATTTTCGACGCTGCGAAGACAGTGTGGAATGCCATCACGGCGTTCTTCAGCGCCATCTGGGCCGGCATCAAGGTGATCGCTGGGCTCGCGTGGCTCGGGGTGCAGACAGCGGTCATCAACCCCATGAAGTCCGTGTGGAGCGGACTGAAATCCCTCTGGAACACCGTCAAGGGCTGGCTTCGGTCCGCGTGGGGCGGCATCCGCGACGTCGCGTCCAGCCTGTGGGCCTCGATCAAGTCGGCGATTATCAACCCAGTGCTGTCGGTCTGGAAATCGATCAGCAGCTACATGGGCAAGGTCACCTCGACCATCAAGTCCCAGCTCAACGCTGCATGGAACGCCGCCAAGTCCTGGGGCGGCAAGTTCCTGACCATCGGCAAGAACATCGTCATGGGCATCGTCCACGGCGTCGAGAACAGCGGCGGCGCACTGTTCAGCGCGCTGAAGGGCCTTGCGAACAAGGCACTGAGCTCGGCCAAGAGCTTCCTGGGGATCAGCTCACCGTCGAAGAAGTTCGCCAACGAGGTCGGCGTCCACATCTCGACAGGCATCGCGCAAGGCGTCACCGCCCAGGCCAGCGCGGCGTATTCGGCAGTGCGCGGTGTCGCCAACGGGATGGTCACCGAGACGGCCAAAACGCTGGGCATCGCGTCGCCGTCGAAGGTCTTCCGGACCCTGGGCATCTACATCAACACCGGCCTGGTCGACGGCCTCACCGGGTCCACGGCCAACGTGAAAGCGGCGGCGAAGCGGATCGAGTCGCTGCTCATGCAGACCTACAACAAGGTCGCTGACCTGCGCGGCACCAAGGGCGTCAGCAACAAGTGGGTCAACTCCCACGAGGCCGCGATCAAGAAGTTGGAGGCCTACGCCAAGAAGGAGGACAAGGTCCTCCGGAGCCTCGCGGCGAAGCGTGACTCTGTCGCGGCGAAGCTCAAGGACGCGCAGAAGAAGCTCACCGACCTCCAGAAGCAGTGGAACGACGAGGTCAAGTCCGTCTCCCAGGGCGTCATGCAGGGCTTCTCCGTCATCACGGAAGCACCGCAGGCCGGGTTCGCTCTGACCGCGCAGGACGTGGTCAACAAGATGCAGGACCAGATGATCAAGGCCGTGAACTTCGCCGCCCAGCTCCGCGCCCTGCAGAAGAAGGGCCTTTCCGCGGATCTGGTCGCGCAGATCGCGGCGGCCGGCGTGGACCAGGGCGGTGCGACCGCTCAGGCTCTCGCGGGCGCGTCTTCGGCGCAGATCAAGCAGATCAACGCGCTACAGAAGACCACGCAGGCGGCGGCCGACAACGCGGGCAAGGCAGTCGCGGACTCCATGTACGGCGCGGGCATCAAGGCTGCTCAGGGCCTGGTCAAAGGTCTGCAGAACCAGGAAAAAGCGATCGAGAAGCAGATGCTCAACATCGCGAAATCCATGCAAAAAGCGATCAAGAAAGCGCTGGGTATCCACAGCCCGTCGCGCGTATTCGAGGAGATCGCCACCTGGATCCCCAAGGGCCTCGCCAAGGGCGTCGACAGCGGCACACGCCACGCGACGGACGCAGTGCACCGGCTCGCCGGCGCGATGACCGGCGCGGGCTCCGTGGCCGGAGCCGGCCTGGCACTGGCGGGCTCCAGCGGTGGCGGTGCGGTCGTGCACAACCACGTGCATCTGACGGTGCAGGGCCACGTCATGACTGAGCGGGACCTGCGGGACTTCATCGAGCAGCAGATGCTCCGGCTCGGCATGCGCAACTCGACGACGTACGCCGCCTACAAGCGCTGACTTGAGCCCATACGAGGGCGCCGCCGGGCGCCAGATTGGTGGTGCCAGGTGGCGCAGCTGTCCGCGTTGATCGACGCTTTTGCCGGTGGCAGCGTGGACGCCTCGCGGTGGAACGCCTCCAACATGGCCCAGTTGACGCTGGACACGGTCAACGACGTGGTGTCGCTGAACGTCCCGACCAGCCCCGGCAGCTTCAACCTCGGCTCGGGCGGACCGTACGACGCCACCGGGTCCTACCTGTACGCCCAGGTCACCCCGGCCCCGACCGGTAACGGCGGCATCACCACCGCCATGAAGCTGGACGCGGGATCCAACAACTACGTCCTCGCGCAGGTGTCCTCGACCGGCGCCTTCCAGTTCAAGGTGGTCACGGCCGGCGTGGCTGCGACGACCTCGCTGCCGGCCTACGACCCGCACCAGCACCGGTGGTGGCAGCTCTTCGAGTCGGCAGGCTCGTTCACCGTCTCCACGAGCCCTGACGGCGTGGCCTGGACGCCTCTCGCTTCCGCACCGCACGCGTGGAACGCCACCGCGATGCAGGTCTACTTCCAGACCATCTCGGGCGACACAGAGCCGTCCGGGCTGGTCGCCACCATCGCCAACGTCAACACCCGCTTGGGCGGCCCGGACAACTCAAACTGGCCGAAGATCGAAGACGCGTGGGCGCCGGTCTGGTGGGCGAACGGCGGCACTTTCCCGCTGGACCGGTACGTCGAGGTCACGGACCGCACCCGCGGCACGGTATCGATCTCACGGGGACGCCAGTACGAGCTGGACCAGGTCCGCTCCGGCGAGGCGTCCCTGAAGCTCGCCAACAAGGACGCAGCTCTCGACCCCACCAACGCTTCCGGACCGTACGCCGGTCACATCAATCCGTACCAGCCGTACCGCCGGCGCGCCCAGTGGCCCCCGACCCGGAATCTGCTGGACCAGGTCATGGCCACGGCTGGCGATCTGGGCGGCTACAGCCTGGGCGGGATCCCCGGGGGCGCCGCGGGGCCAGACATCTTCACGGAAACCGATCCTTCCGCCGCGTTCGTGTCCTCGACCTCGGCCTGGCAGGGCTCGACCGTCATGCAGTTCGCCGTCCCGTCAGGCACCGCGTCGAACACCCGCATCGTGCACACCCCACGCTGGTCCGTGATCCCGGGCCAGACGTACACGGTCACCATCCGAGTTAGGAACGTCACCGCATCGACCAGCGTGCAAGTGAAGCCGCTCCTCGGCTGGAACTCGGCCAGCGGCGGCCTCAACCCGGCAACCTTCGTGTACGGCTCGTCCGCAACACTGACCGGCTCGGCGACAGCCGCCTGGACGACGCTCACCTTCACCGCCACTGCGCCCGCTGATGCAGCTGGCATGGATGTCGGGGTGGCGCTCGCCGCGACTGCGGCGTCTACGTGCTCTGTGCAAGTCGACGGCTGGCAGCTGGAGAAGGGCTCCGCCGCGACGGCCTGGGCGTGCCCCGGCGTCTGGTACCCGATCTACGCAGGTTTCATGGAACGGTGGCCAAGCTCATGGGACATGAACGGCACCTATGGAGTTGTTCAGCCCACCGCGGTGGATGCGTTCTCGCTGCTCTCCCAGAGGCAGCTGGAGGACTCCCTCACGCAGGAGATCAACTCGCACACCCCGCGATTCGTCTATCGGCTCGACGACCCCGCCGGTTCCACTTCGGTCGCCGACTGGACAGGACAGAACCCGGCAGCGCAGTTGGCGATCTCGAAGTACGGGGCGGGATCGCTCGTCTTCGGCACTGCTATCACGGCCACCCATCCGACGGGCACGTACACCGGTTCCTCGGGCACCGTGGCCACGATCAACAACCCGTTTCCAGGCCAGTCAGTCACCGCGGCAGCGACCTTTATCAAGCTGTCGACTGCGGGAATCGTGGGCCCAGCTGACCCCACGTCGTGGACCCGCATGATCGCCTTCCGTTACACGGGGCCCCTGCCGGCAGCGGGTGCCAACATGTGGTCCTGTATGGACAACCAGCGAGGAGGCGGCGTTCCCTCCGGAAGCCGGATCTACCTCTTCTTGGACAGCTCCGGAAAGCCACGGCTCACCCTTGCCGGACCAGGTGGGACCGCCGCAGGCTTCTTCCCCGGAGGCGCCACCAACTGCGCCGACGGCGACTGGCACCTGCTCATCTTCGGGTACAGCACGGCCACCGCGCAGGTGATGTTCTCGCAGGACGGCACCACTGCATCCTTCTACGGGAGCCAGCCCGCTGGCCTTACACCGACAGGGCTCATCAGCGACAACCTCGGTGCATTCGTAGACGCGACCGTCGGAAATGGCACATCCCAGAACTTCCAGGGCGACATCGCATTCGCTTGCGAATTCCCTGGCCTGTTCACCACATCCCAGCAGATCACCGGCATGTACGCGGCGTGGAAAGCAGCGTGTGCCGGGGAGTCCACCGATGCCCGCTACTCCAGAATCTTGAGGTATGCGGGGTACACGGGACCAGCCACGCTCCAGTCCGGCTTGACCACGAGCATGGGACCCGCCAACTTCGATGGGCAGGACGCCATGAGCGCGCTGCAAGCCGTCGTGGACACGGAGAATGGCGCGCACTACATCGACCGCCAAGGCGGCGTGCAGTTCAAAGCCCGTTCGGACCGGTACAACGCCCTGACCCCCATGTACGTCTTCGGGGAACGCGCCGACCTGGGCGAGTGGCCGTACGAGGATGCCGCCCTGGATTTCGACAGCACTCATCTGTCCAACCAGGTCACCGTTACACAAGATGGAACAAGCCAGAATTTCTACGCGGCGGACAGTGCATCGTCCACGGCGTACTTCCCTCGATCGATGTCTCGCAACATCAACGCATCTGACCCGAACGAATGCCAAGACGCTGCGAACTATCTGCTCAGCAGGTACAAGCAGCCGTCGACGCGCGTCTCCAACATCAAGCTCCACCCCAGCGCCAACCCGGCCCTATGGGCGGTCTGCTTGAGCCTCGAATTGGGCATGCGGGTGAGGGTCATGCGCCGGCCACCTGGGGTGCCGGCCACTCAGGTCGAATGCTTCCTGGAACAGATGCAGTGGGACTTCGGGGACGACGGCGAAGCCTGGCTCACGCTGCAGTGCTCACCTGCGGACACCACCTCGTACGGGGTGTTCGCCAGCTTCCACACCACGTTGAACGCCAACCGGGCAGCCGGGGTCACCTCGATCACCATCAACGCCGGCCAGGACAATACGAACGTCCTCGCTGCGCAGCTGGCGGCGGGGCAGCAGCTTGTACTCGGCCAGGGCACCGCCAACCAGGAGACGGTCACCGTCTCAGCTGTCGCAGCGACGAGCCCCGGCTGGACCACGGCGACCATCACGCTGACTGCGGCCACAACGAAGAGCCACACAGCCGGTGACGTCGTGTGCGAGCCACTCCCATCCGGCGTCACAGACCCGACGACCTGGGATGCAGTCGCCCAGTTCGACTCGATCGCGTTTGCGTACTAGGAGGCCCCTGTGGCGCGTTCAGTGCCCACCGTCGCCAGCGAAGTCCCCGGCAACTTCCTGACGGGCGCGCTGTGGAATGCAGGCCCAAAGGCGCTCGGCGACTGGTCCACCAGCCAGCCCATTTTCATCGGCTATCAGTCGACGGTCCAGTCCATCCCGAACAACGCATGGACTTCGTTCACTATCGATACGGAAATCCTCGACAGCGACGGCGGTCATTCCACCACCACGAACACATCTAGGTATACGGCGACCGTTCCCGGCGTCTACCTCGTATTCGGCACCTCGGGCTACGTCAGCAACACGACCGGCCTGCGCCGCGCACGGATCGCGCTCAACGGCTCGCCGGTCATTGGAGCCGGCATGGGCTCCGATACACACGCCGCGTCCGGGGCCATCGGCGAGTTCGTTGGCTCGCTCGTACCGATGAACGGCACGACCGACTTTGTTGAGGTACAGGGCTACCAAACGTCCGGTGGCGCCCTGAACAGCAACACGAACCCGGCCACAGAGTTCACCCCGTCCCTCCGGTGTTTCTGGATCCGTAGCTAGAGGAGTTCCCCTTGTCCCTTCCTTGCGCTGGCTCGGGTTGTCCCGCGACGCCAGTCGTGCAATGGCGGCGGCGCCCAAACGATAAGGAGCTGGCTGCGGCGGTGGCGGTCGAGGAGTCCCGCCGCGAGCAGATCCTCGCCCTGGTCGACCCCGCCTTGCCGCCGCCCGACTTTGGGTCTCTGCCGACCGCCGAGGACACCGAGGTCGCGGTGTACGCCTGTGGCAGTCACGCGATCACGATGGACCTCGCTTCCCTGGTCCACGCCTCAACGTGCACGGCCCCAAACAACGAGAACCTCCCGGCCTGCGACTGCACCCCCGAGCCGCCACCCGAACCGTCGCCTTACGTCGAGCGTTCCGTAGCCCTGCCAGACCACTGGCAGTAGTACGCCCGCATCCCGGCACCACCTCTCCGCCCCGGCACCCGTGTCCGGGGCTTTTCTCATGCCAGGAGCACCCTTTGTCCAATCCCTCACGCCAGTACGGCCGACGCGCCCCGAAGGCCGCGCCGGCGCTCCGATTCGCCCGGTTGTTCACGGGCAAGATCCCCGCTCATCCGGTCGCGGCCGACTACCTGGCTCGCCTGGCCGCGTGGCAGATGCTCGGCAACGATGTCGCCGGTGACTGTGTCGCGGTCACCTGGGCCAACATCCGCCGGCTTGTCTCCTACATCGCCGGCGCCGAGAACTACCCGGTCCAGGACCAGGTGTGGCAGGTCTACCGCACCCAGAACCCGCGCTTCGACCCGGACGGCGACCCCAACGTCAACGGCCCCGGCTCGTCGGCCGACGGCGGCATGGACATCCAGACCCTGCTCGAGTACCTCGTCAAGCACGGCGGCCCGGACGGCGTGAAGGCGATCGCATTCGCCAAGGTCGACCCGTCCAGCCCGGACGAGGTCAAGGCCGCGATCAGCATCTTCGGGTTCGTGTGGACCGGTGTCGTCGTCCAGGACGCCAACATGGCCGACTTCAACAACGGCCGACCCTGGGACTACCACCGGTCCAGCCCGGACGACGGCGGCCACTCCGTCATCACCGGCGGCTACGGCGCACCAGGCGGAGGCCCGCTCGGCGGAGATGAACGTTTCATCACCTGGGGCACCGAGACCTCGTTCACGGACACGTACTGGAGCCGCAAGGTCGAGGAGGCCTGGGTCGTCATCTGGCCCGAGCACCTCACCCACCCGGCATTCCAGGACGGCATCGACCTGCCGACGCTCGCCGCGGACTACGAGGCCCTCACCGGCAAGAAGTTCCCCGCGGTCATCCCACCGCAGCCGCCCCCCCACACCCACCCCGGAGCCCACCCCTCCTCCGGCTCCCACTCCTGCTCCGGCGGATCCTCGCCTGGCTCAAGCAGCTGCTCTGATCCAGCAGGTCGCTGCTGGCGCACAGCAGGCGGACTCCCTGATGCAGGAGTGGGCGCAGGACAACGCACGTCCCCTCTAGCCGCCATCTCATCTCCGCCCCCGCCGCGTCGGGGGCTTTCTCATGCCCTGGTTCGCCCGGGCACTGAGCGAGAGGACCCTCACCATGGCTCGAATGCCTGGCGCCACTTGGCGCCCCGTCGTCAACTTCCACCCCAAGGGCGTGCGCGAGCACCGCGGCGTGGCCCTCCACGTCCAGGCCGGGAACAACAGCCCCTTCGGCTGGTTCAACCAGGCCGCGTCCCAGGCCAGCTCAGACTTCTGGGTGTCGAAGGCCGGCGTCATCGAGCAGTACGTCAACACCGGCACCGACTACGCCTGGGCACAGGGCTCCGGGAACCCGTACTACGCCAGCGTCGAAACAGAGGGACAGCCCAGCGAGCCCCTGACCGACGCGCAGATCAAGGGAGTAGCGAAGATCTACGCGTGGGGGCACGCCGAGTGGGCGTGGCCGCTGGTCGTGGTCGACTCCACCACCAAGCACGGGCTGACGTACCACGGTGTCGGCGGCGCAGCCTGGGGCAACCACCCGGGATGCCCAGGCGATCTGCGGAAGGCTCAGCGGGCGGACATCATGGCCGCCGCTACCAAGCTGGTCAGCCCGCCGGCCGCGCACCGGACCGTGTCGGTCGCACACATGGTTGCGGCGATGAAGAAGGACGCCGCTGGCCCGCAGGGCCACGTCACGTACAAGGCAGAGGCGCTGCTCGTCGAGCAGGCCCTGTACGCCGAGGGGCTCCTGGCCAAGAGCTGGGTGGACGGCAGCCTCGGTACGAAGTCTCGCACGGCGTATTCCGCCTGGCAGCGATCCAAGGCCGGCGGTTCGTACCGCGGCGCCGCGGCCGATGGGCTGCCCGGCATCGCTTCCCTGTCCCGGCTCGGCACTCGGCACGGCTTCCTGGCCGTCGCCTGACCTGATCAAGGAGAGCACCATGGAACCTACGAACTCCGAGCTGTGGGCCGCGGCTCTCGGCTACGTGCTGCCGCTCGCGATCGCTGTCGTGGCGCAGCCGAGATGGACAGGTGCCGTGAAGGGCCTGCTCATGCTGGTTGTGGCGGTACTGGACGGTCTCGGGACCGCGTACTTCAACGGCCAGTTCGACGGGAAGCCGATCATCACGAACATCCTGGTGGCGGCCGTCGCGATCGGCATCGCCTACCACACGGTGTGGAAGCCGAGCGGGATCGCTCCTGGGATCGAACAGGCCACGTCGACTGGTGGACCACGGCACGCCGTCGAGCCCGGGGCCTGATCCTGCCCATTGAGCGCGCCCGGGAGGTGGGATGGACGCCGGGATGGTCACGGCTTTGTCCGCGCTGATCGCGGGGCCCGTGGCCGCCGTGGCCGCCATCTACGGCTCCCGGGGCGCCAATAGGGCAGCCCGGGAGGGCACCGCATTGACCGGATACGACAACCTGGCCGCCCGACTGGTCGCTGAACGCGACAAGGCGGAGATGGACGAGAAGACCGCTGAAGCGAGGGCGCACGCCGCAGAAGCGAAGGTGAACGCCTTGGAGGCGGAGATCTCGCGACTGCGGGCGCTCGTGCAGCAGCTTGGGGGTACGCCGTGACGCGCACCCAGAACGTCCTGTATCGCGGCCGCCATCTGCTGTGGATCGTGGCAGCCCTGCTGTTCCTCGGGGGCGCGATCGGCCTCGCCTTCCTGCGGATCGACCGCGAGTCTCACCGCGCCGACCAGCTGGCGACCGAAGCCGACCTGCGCGGCAACGCTGTCGCCACCCTGGCTGGCGATGTTCGTGCGCTTCGCCTGCAGGTCAAGGCGCGAGGCGGAACGCCCGTCGCACCGGACCCGACGCGCGCCGTGCCATCGCTGTCGGCGCGGGCGCAGGTTCCGGTGCCGATCCCAGGGCCTGCTGGCCCCGCTGGCCCGACGGGATCGCCGGGGCCATCAGGGGCGACGGGGACGCCGGGTAGGGACGGTGCCACCGGCCCGTCCGGTCCTACAGGATCGACAGGGCCCAGCGGCGCCGCTGGACCGGCAGGGCCTGCTGGCCCGCAAGGTCCGGCGGGTCCGCAGGGCGAGCAGGGCCCGAAGGGCGACACAGGCGAGCAGGGTCCGGAAGGGCCGTCCTGTCCCACGGGCTACCATCCCGAGGCCCCGCCGTACGATCCGGATGCTCTCATTTGCCGGAAGGACAGCGCGGGAACGGGTGGCAGCGCGCCATCTGATCCACAGTCCGCGGCACTTGTCGGCAGCGCCGCGCTCGCTCGTAGGAGGATCCGTGCCGGAAAGAACGCGCACCGGGGCCGGCACCGCGCCAGCCGCCCAGGACGACACCGCTGAACCCAAGGGTGTGCAATATCAAGGACTCTTCCGGGAGCCGGACTGGCCTTCGGATGAGGAAACTGACTGATCAGAGGACCCCGTCGCCCAAATGGGCGGCGGGGTTTTCTCGTTGCGCGTGTCGGCTATGCCGATACAGTGAACTCGTCCAGGTGCGTAGGCAACGGATCCTTCTGGAACTGAGGGCTGCGGGTTCAAGTCCCGCCTGGCCAACGACGTTGGCCGGTAGCTCAATCGGTAGAGCATCAGTCTGCGAGCCGTCGCCGCCTCTGATCTCTGGACCCACAACTTCAGACTTCTGCACCTCCCGGTGCGCAGGCCGCGGCTACTTCTTGCGTGAAAGCGCCGCACGCCGACCTTGATCTCGGGAGGCACAAGCATCGGGGGCGCCCGGTGCGCAGGCAGGTGGTACTTCCTCCTGATAAGAGGGTGACGCGGGTTCGAATCCCGTCCGCTGCTGGTGACGACCGTACGGTCCGAGGCGCGGTAGCTCAGTGGCCTAGAGCGCCTTGTCCCATCCGCCGACTCTGATCTCGGGCGCCCCACTGTTTGCGCTTCCCCTCCACAGTGAGGGGCTTTTTCATGTCGCGCTTCAACACCCGTTCCACGCGGCCGTCCGGCCAGTCCCCGATCGCCACGACCGGCGAGACCACGGCCACCCACCAGGGCGGCACTGGCTACATCCGCGACGCCAAGGGCGAGTTGTTCCTGCTCGCGGTCACCAACATGGTCGGCATCGACACCTTCTACGAGACGGCCGGCAAGCGTGACGACCGCTACGCAGCGCTCGTCCGCAAGCTCGCCCTCACCGACCCGGCGTGGACCGCCGGACTTCTCAGCTGGCTGCGCGGCGAAGGAAACCTGCGTACGGCGGCGATCGTTGGCGCGGCAGAGTTCGTCAAGGCGCGCCTGGACGCGGAGAAGGCGTCCACCGACACCCACTGGAACATCCCGGGCAACACCACATGGTCGAACCGTGCAGTGATCGCCTCTGTGCTCCAACGCCCGGACGAGCCCGGCGAGCTGCTCGCCTACTGGACGTCCCGGTACGGACGCCGGATCCCGAAGCCCGTGAAGCGCGGGATTGAGGATGCCGTGGGCGAGCTGTACACCGAGCGCTCTCTGCTGAAGTACGACACGGACAGCAAGGGCTTCCGCTTCGGCGACGTCGTCGAGCTCGTGCACCCGGCCCCGTCGGCCCTGTGGCAGGGCGACTTGTTCGAGCACGCCATCGACCGCCGTCACAAGCGGGACAAGCCGATCCCCGAGTCGCTGCAGCTGCTGCACACGCGTGCCGAGATCGCGAAGTGGGACGTCGACAAGCGCCGCAGCCTGCTGAATCGGCCGGACGCAGCGGACTTCCTGCGGCACGCCGGCATGACGTGGGAGGCGCTCGCTGGCTGGCTCCAGGGCCCGATGGACAAGGCGGCGTGGGAGGCGATCATCCCGTCCATGGGCTACATGGCGCTGCTCCGGAACCTGCGGAACTTCGACGAGGCAGGAGTGTCGGACGAGGCCGCCGAGCAGGTGGCGCGTCGCCTGGCCGATCCGGAGCAGGTCGCCAAGTCGCGGCAGCTGCCGATGCGGTTCTACTCGGCCTACCGCGCGGCGCCATCGCTGCGCTGGGGCCACGCCCTGGAGAAGGCACTCACCGCGTCCCTCGGTAACATCCCTTCGCTTTCGGGTCGCACGTTGGTGCTGGTCGATACATCGAGCTCCATGGAGGCGGTCTTCTCGAAGGACGGCACGCTCATGCGGTGGGATGCTGCTGCTCTGTTCGGTGTCGCGCTGGGGCAGCGTTGCCAGGGCGCGGACGTCGTCTCTTTCTCGTCGGCCCGGTTCTACATGAGCGACGCTCCTGGGGCGAAGACGAAGTCGTTCCCGTTGCAGCGAGGAGAGTCATTGCTGCGGGCCGTGGCCCGGTGGAAGGACGGTGGTTGGTTCCTGGGTGGCGGCACCGACACTGCGGCTGCGCTGCGCCAGGAGTTCCAGGGGCATGACCGAGTCGTGATCGTCACCGACGAACAGGCGGGTCACGACGCGCATGAGGTGACCCGGTCGGTCCCCGCGTCGGTCCCCATGTACACCTGGAACCTCGCCGGATACGCCGCAGGGCACGCGCCGTCCGGCGGCCAGAACCGGCACACATTCGGTGGCCTCACCGATCAGGCGTTCCGCATGATCCCGCTCCTTGAGCGCGGGCGTGACGCGCGCTGGCCCTGGGAGAAGTAGCCCAGCATGATGCCCCCGCCCTCTGCCAACTGGCAGCAGGCGGGGGCATTTCGCCGTTTGTTGCGCTGGAGAAAAGGTTCACCGGTACGGTCCAGCCATGGCCCCGCAAACTTCGTTCCCTGCATGGCTCACGGCTGAAGTCTCCCGTTGTGGGTACGACTTTTACGCGTACGGCGAGCAGTCACGGTTCGCCCGCGACGTCGGGCTCGCCGACAGCATCGTCTCCCGGCTCGTGCGGGGTACCTCGACTCCTGATGTTCGATCCTGCGTGCCTATCGCCAAAGTGCTCGGCTGTAGAACCGTTGACGTTCTCGCTGCCGCTGGGTTGATTCCGGCAGAGGAGATCGACGCGCCGCCACGTCCTCTGACCCAGCACGAGCACCTCGTGGGTCTCGTCGGGGAGGACCCTGGTGCACAGGACGCCGTGATCGTCCTTCTCCGTGCCCTTGGGAAGTGGACGTCCTGACACGGTGACTCCGAAGCGTCCCACTGCCTTCGGGCAGAGGCCCTTCGCTGCGCCACGCATCACTCCAGGTATCCCAGCTCTGTGTCCGGGCGGCAGAACACGCACGCCCGAACCAGCATGATGCCCCCGCCTCTCTGCCAACCAGCAGGGGAGCGGTGCGCTTCTTTGTGCTCGCTGTTGGGTCAGAGCATGCTGCCGACCCACGCCATAAGGGCAATCCAAACGATGACAGCAGCCGCAGGAATCCATCCCAGAAGGAGGCCTGGCCACGCCAACATCCGTTCGTCGGATTGGAGTCCGTCCCAGAGTCGACCCCATCGGGTCAGGGTCAAGGTCGTAAGGCCTGCGGCCAGACAGAGGAGCCCAAAGAAGATAAGGCCTCCTCCAGCTGTGAACGCGCCGAACAAGAAGAGGACAAGCCCTCCGATCGTCGCGCACAGCCCACCAAGGAGCCGCTTCCCGCTCATCTCTTCGTCGCGGTAGAAGTAGGTTCCATCGGACGCCCATGTTGGCGAAGTCGCTTTGCCCCGCTGCCAGCCACACGCACAGGTACCCCGGTGGGGCATCAGATGCTTGCACGCTTGGCAGGTGTCCTGGTGCTCCGCCACCTGTGGCGAGCTAGTCACGATGTCTCGCCTCCCAGAGTGCAGGGATGCCTCTCTTCTATTTGACCTCGGGCCGGGTCCATCTGCATGTCCACGCGCATCCGGGACGGCTAGGTTGTTGTGTCATCAATCGAGGGAAAGTGGGCGGGGCATCGCTACGTCAGCCTGCTGGCTCTCGATCGAGAACCCATCGTGCCCAGCACAGAGAACGTCAGGGCAGTACCAGAGGACGGACACATCGGGGTCGACACTGTCGCTGAGCTCCGGCAGCGGTTGACGGTCGACACGGCTCATCTTCCGACAGTGGATACAGGGTACGGATCGGAGCCGACGGGCTTCAGACTGGCTGTAGATGGTCTTCGGGATGCTCATGCTGTGACGGTAAGACGATTCCGCCGAGTCGTTCCCCCCGCTCCCCGGCGCCCGCCTCGTACTCATCGAGGCGGGCGCTCGTGCGTGCTATCGCCGCGGGCTGCTCTTGTCCTGGAGGATCAACTCCACCTCCACGTACAGTCGACGCTTGATCGCCCTTTTCGCCTTCTGGGTCACCTTGAGGGCGGCGGCTCCGATAGCGATGCCGATGCCGAGCTCCAACATGCCTTGCTGCCTTCCGGGTTGTTCCATACCAACCCGGTGTTCCGGGCCGGTGGCCGAGCCCGGGCAGGCAAGAGCCGCCCGCGCCGGCCGCTTGTGGGCCATGCACGTGCTGTCTCTTTCCTGGCTGTCGTTGTCTCTGTCGTGTGTTCCATCGTCCGCGGGATCGCCTTCGGCTGTGCCGGGCGTAGAAGTTCCTGCGGTGCTCAACTGACTGAACGGCAGGACTGTAGCACGGAGTGAGCGTCCGGTGACGCGCTAGTCCTTAGTGATCCCCAGCTCGATGTCCGGCTGGCAGAACGCGCACGCGGCTGCCCCGCCGACGATGGCGGCCTGCGCGTCGTGCGCGCCGATCGGCTTCCCGTCCCCGGCGCTGTCACAGTCGTCCGCGTGGACGATGACCCGCTCCCCAACGCCCTGCGCCCGATACTCCAGCAGGAAGCTGGACCCGCCGCTGCCGCCGCCGGCCCGCTGGGTGAACGTGTGCAGCGGCCGGATACCGCGCGAGGGGCGCTCCGGTGCGGGCTCCGGCTGCGGTTCCGGCTGCAGTGCGGGCTTCTCCGCGGCCGTTCCGCCCTCGGCCTCGTCGAGGGCCCGCTCTACGGCGTCCCGCTGTAGTCGCAGCCAGATCCCGACGGTCTCGTTCTCCTCGCGCCGCTCGGTCAGCCAGGCGAGGAGTACCCGCAGGCGTTCCGGGTCGGGCGGCAGATCGGGCATGAGGGCGAGTCTAGGCGGGGTGTGACGAAGCCCCGCTCAGTGGCGCACGTCAGCCTCGTCGACACTGAGACCTGCAAGACGGTGGCCAGCTGGCCTAACAAGGCGTAGCGATCTGTCATTCTGTCCCCGCAACCGTGCTACAGCCACTTCAGGGGGGACCTGATGACGCAGCAATCCGAGGCCGAGAGACGCCGCCGCACCCGCATCCTTGCCGCCACCGTCGTCGTCGCGATCATCGCGGGCGGTAGCTTCCTCATTGGCCGCATGACGAACCCCGAGGACTCTCAGGGCGGCGCGCTGTGTGACAACGTCAATGCGGCCAGCAAGAAACTGAACGACGAGATCGTGACTGCACCGGGCAATGAGACTCAGGCTGTAAAGGACGAGCGTGGAGCCACGCTCGCCAACCTGGTTCTGCAGAACCCCGGATGCTTCAACGCCAGCACCCGAGCGCAAGCGCAGACGCTGAAGGATCAGATCGCCGCCCGGGCAGACTCTCAGGCCATGTCAGATGCTGCCGCTCGGGCCGCACAATGCGCAGACCCGCACCGGTGGACACCGGGCTGCTGAACGCTCCCTCGCAGGATGGGTTCTCTCAGGCCGCTTCGACGATGTCCGTCTCGGCGCGGACTGCGGCCGCCCATTTAGTGACGAGTACCTCGTATTCCGCGCGCTCCTCGTCCGTGAGCGGTCGCCCCCACGTGCGCCTGAGCAGGCTACGGATGGCCTCGTTCCACTGCGCGGCAGACCGCGCGGAACCAGAGCCAGACGCTTCGGGGGGCATGAGATAAGAGTACCGGCGCCCACTGACAGGTGCCCCGTATGTCTGACGAGATCAGGCCCGATAACCTGCCCGC